ATGGCGCGGCGGTCAAATAAGTTAGTAACCGATCAAGCATCGGACAAGCCCGAAATTGAATTGACGGATTTTGAAACGGCTTTTAATTCGTTTATCCGCGAATGTAAGCTGAAAAATTTATCGAAACACACCGTTAAGTATTATCGCGATGAATTACTCGCATTTCGTACGATGCTTGAACGGCAGGGAATTTCGACAAAACCCGGTGATATCACGCTGAAAATTATTAAGGAAAACGTTATAGTCTACATGATGGAAACGTTAAATCGAAAGGAAACTTCGATCAATACGCGACTGCGGGCGATTCGGGCGTTCTTTAATTTCCTCGAAAAAGATCGTCAAATATACGAAAATCCAGTACGGGAACTTTCGCTCTTGAAGCAGAAGAAGGAAGTTGTAGAAACGTTCTCACGCGACCAATTAAAGGACTTACTGAGACAGCCGGACTTAGGGACGTTTACTGGTTTTCGCGATTATACGATCATGCTCTTACTTATTGAAACCGGTGTGCGGGTACGGGAGTTGACGGATATTTGCGTTAAGGATATTCGGTGGGAAGATTCGCAAATAAGGATCGATGGGAAGGGATATAAAGAGCGCCTTGTACCGATACAAGCGACGATGAAATGCCAGTTAAGGAAGTATGTACAAATACGCGGAGACGTACCGAACGAGGCTTTGTTCGTTACGATAGATAATACTCCGTTGACAATTCGCCAGGTACAAAACCGTTTAAGAAAGTATGGACGAAAGGCAAATATTAAAAACGTTAGATGCTCGCCTCATACTTTCCGACACACCTTTGCGAAAATGTCCGTTCAAAATGGAGCCGATGTTTTTGCGCTTCAGGCAGTTTTAGGGCATACGAGCTTAGATATGGTTCGGAATTACGTTAATTTATTCAGCAGTGATGTCATGGATGCTCACAAGAAATTCAGCCCCGTAGAGAAATTGTTTTAACCTCGTCTTTTTAGGCGAGGTTATTTTTTTGTTTAAAAAGCCGTCCGATCCGAGAAGTTTATGTGCAACTTATAATGAACACATAATTTTTTTGAAATTGATGTCCCAATAATAAAGATTGACTACGTGTTTTATAAGTGAAGGCAGAAGAAATTTCGAATTTATTGTGCGGTTTTGATAAGTCGCGGGTATTATTTCGTGAAGGAGGTCATGAAGAATGGCAAACGAACTTGATAAGTTCCGATACGAACAGTTAGACGATAGCACAGCAGAATTTCTTCGCATCAAGGAGTCTAAAATGCGTGAGATCGTCGGGAAAGCATATACGGATTTAGGCCGGGAGTTAAAGGAAGCCCAAGAAAGGTTATCCAACCATAATAAATACAAAGGAGCGTTTGAAAAGTGGCTTCATCATATTGGTATGAATCGTGAACAGGCTAACCGATTGATCCGAAGATTCGATCTCGTCACAAATTGTGACAACATCCAAGCCAATATACTCGAAGACCTACCCGTCTCACTAACGTACGAAATCGCACGCCCATCCGCAGAGTCAACCGAACCGAAACGCCAAGCTAAACAGGCGGTCCTAAATGGCGAAGTCAAAACGCTAAAGGAGTACCGGGAACTATTGGCGGAGAAGGAGGCGGCAGAGGCAGCGCTCAAACAAGCGGAGCGGGAAGCGGATATATTGCGTGACAAACTCGAACGAGTCGAAGAAGCCGAACCGGAAATTCGGACGGAATACGTCGAAGTTAAAACGCCCGATCCGGAACTGCTCGCTGAAAATGAACGATATAAAGAATTGTTCGGTGACATTTCGATGTATGAAGGGCGGACAACTCGCGTGACTAACGGAGACGCGATCACGTATACCGTATACGAGTTTTCCGAAGATGTTCGTAAGTTTGTGGAAAAGTACGGTCATTTGACGCATTTCTCTCGGGAGTTTAGCGAAATGATTGACGAAGGCAAAGAAGAATATAGGAAAGCGATTCATGCGATGCAGACGCTTATGAGATCGATTCAAGGTACTATGGACGAAAAAGAACCGATCATTATAAACGGATAAAGGAGCGATTTAAATGTTGACAATCAAAAACGTAAAAGACGGCGGAGTAGCTTATATTTTCGGAGCTGAATACGCAGGAGTTGCGAAGGCAATGTTCCCTCGATTTGCGGAAAAATTGTTAGGCGGTGAAGAAAGTGCGGCATTGCCGGCACCTAAGAAACAACGCACGCTGGCCGATGTCAAGAACGCCGTAGATAAACCGCAATCTGATACTCGTCTATGCCGTTCGTCAAAATTGACAGGGAAGGCTCTTCATCGAGAGATTTCACAAGTAATGTTTCGCGCAGAGACTTTATTCGGTCTTAGTAGAAGAAAGGTATGGGGCGAGCTGTACGAAAAGCTTCGTCAAGAAACAGGCGTAGATCCTAAAAACGTCAAAAGAAGCACAACGAAAGGGATACAGGGAGGTCCTTCAAAATTAAGCACATATTTAAAAGACGGTTACGGTCAGCGCTTAGTAGAAATCGCCTATGAAATCTACGACAGATATGAGGCGAGATCATGACAAACGAACATCAACGACTTGTCTCAGTCGAATCGCAGTCCGAATATAATCTGACGTCTGGCAAGTCCGAAACGCGTATCTTCGTTAAAATGTACGTCGATGCCGTTAAGAAAGGACTGATCGCGGACATCGGAGTCGACCGTTGGCAAACGTTATGCGTCCTCTCGTCTTTCATGAACGAAAAGGGCGAATGCTATCCAACGCAGGATCAGATTGCGAAGGCGCTAAATGTGCGAAGAGAGGCCGCGAACAAACGTATTAAGGCTCTTTGTGATTACCGTTGGCAGGGGCGCCCATTAGTCGTCAAGCAGAAGACGAGAGATCCGAAAACTCAGCGGTGGGAGAACGCGCGATACACGATCATGCCGATCAGCCAGCTTGCGATTTTTGACGGGGACACGGAGGAATTGCCGGAGCCACGTGACGAGTAACCGCACACGGCTGAGCCATATATGGCTAGACAGCACACTAACTAGAACCATCTTTTAACTAGAGCCATTAAGAACTAGATAAATAATAGCGCTCATATACATTCGCGCGGACATTCTTAAATAAAAGATATATCGCGATAAAGGAACATCTGCAAGAGAGAGCGTATGCGAACGATTGCTAGGTCTTATTAATAAACGGAAGGGATTGCGAAAGTATGAATGATAAGACGATTCTCAAGGGTATGATCGAAATTTACCAAAACGAGTTTATGTGCGGATACGACGGCCCTGATAAGGATGATCTTCGAATTATCTTCTTAGAGCTAATCGTACACGCTACGCAATATATTAACGACTTTAGGTACTGTAGTGACCCGAAATGCCCGTGCAGTCCGGAGTTTGGTATCGGAAAGCTAATGCGGAATCACGGGCAGAAAATAAACTCGGTGCTGTTCGGTGGTGCGTTCGGACTGAGCGAAGTTCCAATGCGACCTATTCGCGACTTTCTCAATCAATTTATCAACGAAAGAGATGACGAAAACCATGACGATTAACATCACACTATCCCCCGATTACAAACTCACGTCAGACGAACGCAATATCATCGTCAATGAACGCTATTTCACCGATCCAACGAAAGCGCCGAACTGGCCGAAGCGGCTTGCCGAAAATCCCGACCTTGATCCGTCACCAATCGCACGTTGGCGGGAGGTCGCGTACTTCTCATCCGTTGATCGCGCAATCATGTTCGTTATGGATCGGCGCGTAAAACTATCGGACGCCAAGACGCTGGAAGAGCTCGCACGAATTATACGGGAATTTCGCGGGGAATTAGCGGCTTTGCTGACGCTCGAGGGTAATCGTAAGGGATGACGATAAAACGACGGAGAGGCGGCGATAGTGTGGCGGATCAACGAACAAAAGAAATTGCAGAATTATACGGCCTTAGAGTGTGCGAAGGGGATTCGGGTTACAGCGGTATTATTATCGAATCTAAGGACGGGGCTGCGCGAGAAATAACTACGGAAGAGTTCGTAAAATCAATGATTCCGGAATGGAGGTGTTAAAATGATCGTTCCAAAATTCGATAGAGACCGTATTATCCAGTACGCAAAGGAAATCGGAATTGAGGTGCGGGAGGTTGCTCCGGGAGAGGGCGGCGTTTTTATCAAGGAGGAAGACGGATCAGAGCGTGAGTTGACGACGTTCGATCTGTTTCCGGAAACTAAAGAAATCGCAGACCTACGCTGCACTATTGCCGGATTGATTGCGGAAAACGAGCGGCTGAAGAAGGCGCTGAAATTAATCCAATCGAAGTCGGAGCTTCCCGAAGAACCAGTCGATTTAGTTCCGATTACTGAGCTATACGAAATAAATTTACACGCAAAGGAGGCGCTAAGATGACAGACGAAATCGCAGGCCTGCGCTGTACTGTAGCAAAATTAATTGCGGAAAACGAGCGGATGAAACACACGATTGAGGAAGCGGAGGAACTTACGGCCGACCTCTACGTCAGATCTGAGCGACAGCCATCAGAACCGGGCGTGATTCCGATGAAACTTCCGGAGAATCTTTCGGCTGATCAGCGTCATACCGTCACCACATTGCACGGACTACTAATGCGCGAATTAAAGGAGGGCGAACGATGAACGTTACAATCAGCCTTTTAGACGACGAAATCGAGAAGATTCTCCGAGACCACTTTGCGCAAAAAGGATTTCACGTAAAGGGGTCGCAGATACAATCGGACGGAAGCGGCATTGTTCGTTTCAATATACAACTATATGCGTACGATATTCTCGCGAAGGAGGACGAATAGATGAGCGAAATTAAAAAGCCGGTAATTACGAAGGAGCAGGCGGAAGCGTTAGAGGCGTTTTTAGAGGTGGGGACAAAAGAAGAACTGCTGACTGCTAAAGTACACTGTTGTTATTTCGGAGATGAATATTCCGGAATTAATGCTATCGACATCATGACGCTCGCGGCCGCATTAATCAACGGATATGAAGTCGAAAAGACGCCGGAGGAGAAGGTGCGGGAGTACTACGAATCTCACGGAGGTTCCCCTAGCGCAGAGGAACGGAAAGCGGCCATTCGCGAAACGTTATACAAACTAGGAATCAAAATTGAAGGGGTGAATGCGTGATGACGAAAGACGAACTCGAAGCGATCCGCCTAAGATACGAAAGATCATCTGGAGGGTATTGGATGGTTGAAGACGGGTGTTACGTCTGCGATGTGTCCAATACAAGAAAAGTGAACGACGGAGAAGATTATGTAGGTAGTGTAGTTATCGCTGATTGCGTAAAGGGGGAAGATGCAGAATTTATCGCTTTTGCTCACGATGAAGATATTCCTCGTCTTCTAAGTCACATCGAATACTTAGAGGAGCGATTAAAAAAGCTTAGTTTGAAATATAGCGTCGCGAATGATCTATTAAGTGATTTACATGAATACCTAGAAGACACTATTTATTGTTATGATGCTATTTATTACGAGTTAAGTAGCTATTTGAATGCCGAAATGGGTGACGAAAAATATGACTTCTAAACTAACGAAAGTCGAACTCGAAGCGATCCGTCAGCGTGCGGAAGCGGCAACGGGGAGATATTGGGGCGCAGATGATCATGAATGGCCGGGAAACGAAAATCTTCGCTATTGGGTAAACACACATTGGGACGGAGTTGCGGCGGCAGTAACGAAAGAAGACGCAGAGTTCATCGCGCACGCCCGACAAGATATTCCGGCTTTGCTCGACCACATTGCGGAGCTTACGTCAGAGATAGCGAGAATGTGTCCGATTGCCGACCGACCCGTTATTGAATCGTTGTTAGCGGAAAAGGATCACATGGCGAAGGAAATTTCGGACTTGCGTCGTAAAATCGACCTCTACGAATCCTATGCGCAAGAATACGATTATTATGCGATTCTTAACGAAATGGGTGACGAAAATGCCGACGACAGATAAACCGGTATCCAAGTGGAATGTGCGCGACTTTCAATCGTATTTAAAGGCGGAGCATGAGCGGCTGTATGGCATTCCTTACGTTCCGATGCCTACTCGCGAACCTTGGAAGGCGGAAGCGGGAATGCTCGGGCGCTGGGTCGGAACGAAACGGAAGCCGGGCGAATACGGGCCGGAAGTAACGAAGCGCTTCATAGATCTGTGCTTTGCGGAATACAGGCCTACGGCAGAATGGCCGGGTATCAGCTTCGGATTTATGCAGACGTATATGGGACGGAATTTGCAGCGGGCAGTGGCGGAAATCAGGGCCGAAGAAGCGGCGCAACAAAGGCGGAAGCAGCAGGCGGAAATCGGCGACGACTTTTATTAAACGGAGGGATTGCGAGATGGCATGTAGATTGTGTAAAGAACGCGGAAAAACGTGGGAAGGATCAGATCCGGTTTGTGCTTTCGAAAATGGCGTATTTTCGCCAAAGAATTGGAACTGCGCAACGATGAGTAAATTACGTAGGTTATCGGAGGGACTCGGGAATTCTGATCGTGACGATGATTCTTGCGGTTCAATAGGGTACGTGCCTTTAAGCGACAATTATGCGCCGGCAACTTACGAAGGGTACGGAGGATATATCGTTATGATGTGGTACAAAGAACGTGGAAGAGTCGGCAATGCACTGTTTATGACGGATGAAGGTGCGGAACCATTGACGATTGAGCACGCAGAAATAGCGATTAAAACGGCTGAAGGGTGGTTACGGAATGGCTAAAACGAAAAAGTATGTGCGGATTAAGAAAGCAAGTGGGTCTAGGTACTGGTACACAGATAAGATTGGTGAAGTTTTCGAAGTCGCACGGGAAGACAACGCCGACTATGTGGTATATAACGGAAGTATTGATGGTTGTTTAGTAGCTAAAGAAGACGCCGAACTCATCGTCACAGAAAAGCGTCCGGCTGAGGTTGGCGAGCGTGTCTTGATTACGGAAAAACCAGTCCGTAAAGACTACGAAATTTATGAACCTGTGACAGTAGACAACGTTAATATTTACGGTGTTGAATCGTACAAGAATGGTCGTCCAATATTCTTAAACCATTACGAATACGAAGTCATCGTCAGTAACGAAGTTAAAAACGAGGAGGCTGACGAAATGAATAAAATGTTAGTAGATCAAGCGAAAACTGTGTTCGAAAGAAAGGACGACAAATATTTTGGGTATAAATCTCGATTGGGAGATATTGTCATCGGTGGGGCGTATTCTTATGCATTCGTTGTTCATTACGCGAAAACAAACGAGGATGTTGTTATTATCCCTGGTGATGTTAATACGGTCACAACACCGGTTTGCACAACAGAAGCAGAACGTCTATGGAAGCCAGAAAAGACCGCACAAGAACGCCGGGATGAAATCGTCGAGCAGGCGAAGGCGGACGTTGAAGAGCTGTCTAATTACGATGGAATTGGGCGCTATGTGATACTTGAACCGTTAGGTAATGCGTGTGACATTGAATTTATTATTAATAGAGATAAAAGGACGGTTGTCTGTTTGTTAAAAGGCATTAATTCTTCGAAAATATACGCTAGAGGAATCGCCAAGGCCGCACCGGACGATTGCTTCAACGAACATATCGGAGAAGCCATCGCTCTCCATCGCGCACTTGGACTCGAAGTGCCTGACGAATATCTTAACGCGCCGCAGCCGACTGAGGTTCGTGTGGGGGATGTTGTCGCTTACCGCGGATTCTATAAAACAATTGATTATGTGACTGTAGTTGCCGATGGTGAACCGACAGGGGGCGGAAGAGCTGCGCTTACATCTATTGCTGTCAAACACGGAAAAATCATCGACGACAGCCGGACGGGGGTGGGCGAATGACATACGATCCAGCAAGAGTAACGACTGATCTCGATTTCGTCGAAGGTATGCTACACGTCGTAAAAGGGGATGAGTACACCGTATATCTCCTCGTAGACAAACACAACGGAAATATCCACGTAGTAAACGTAATCGAGAACTAACGAAAGGAGTGAACGCCATTGACTAACGAAAGAAACTGTGTCCTGGCTACCGGATGCAAAGCGGCCGGCACGTCCGCCTGTAACCGCCGATGCCCGCACTTCATCGCACTACACGGCGCGACAGGAAACGGCGGGCGGTCAGCGGCGGCAGGCTTACCGCGAGAATATCGACTGACAACGCTCGCCAATTCGCCAGCCAGAGCGGATCAGCCAGCGATATATAAATCGGTTGAAAACTACGTCAAGACGTTCGAGCGTCAGTTTGAGCAGACGGAAGGCTACATCGAACCGGCTGACCGTATCAAGTCGTTGTATCTCTTCAGCGCGAATTCCGGCACCGGCAAGACGACGACAGCGGCGGCGCTCCTTAACGAATGGCTGCGCGCCCATTACAGCGGATCGTTACGGCGCGGGCAGCAACCATTGCAGCGACCGGCCTATTTCCTTGATGTGAACGAATGGCAGAACGACTATAACGAATTCAACCGTCCGCGAGTTCCGGAATCAGTCGCAGAGCCAGCAGCCACCCGTTACTACCGCGCGTTAGAAGCGGCTAAGACGGCGCCCTTTGCGGTACTAGACGATGTAGGCGTTCGGAGCCCATCAGACGGATTTCGCGGCGATCTGCACGGAATAATTAACGCGAGAGTTACGAACCAATTACCGACAATATATACGAGCAATATTCCGTTGAAATCCGACGTCGAACCGAGAAAACGTGTACCCGCGAATAAGCCGTACGATATAGCCGACGTATTCGGTGAGGGAAGACTAGCGGATCGGGTCCGTGACCTATGCCGCGTGATTGAATTCGAAGGCGAATCGAAAAGGGGGCTGCGGAGATGATTAAAGTGATTATTGCCGGCGGACGCGATTTCAATAACTACGAATTATTGCGCCAAAAGATGGACTCAGTTTTGCGAAATAGACAGGACGAAGAAATTATAATCGTTTCCGGAAAGGCAAGGGGAGCCGATGCTCTCGGAGAAAGATACGCTGACGAACGCGGATATAGGGTAAGTGAGCACCCGGCCGATTGGGATAGATTCGGAAAGGCTGCGGGATATATTCGTAATAAGGAGATGGCGAAAGAAGCTGACGCACTCGTGGCGTTTTGGGACGGGAAGAGCCGAGGAACTAAGCATATGATCGATCTCGCAAGGGAGCATGGGTTAAAAATATCGATCGTTTATTACGGGAGTGGTCGATCATGAAAGCCGAAATCACTTTCGGAGACCTAGTCGCAGTAGACGGATATCCTGACCGCATTTTCTTCGTGGATGCGCGTCGGGACGTTAAGGAAGCGGGTGATACCGGCGTCTCTACTTACGTTGAGTTCGATCTGACAGACGCAATACACGGCGAATGGATTCTCGCTGATGCGAACGATATCCGCCTAGTCTGCCGCAGTCAGTTTGTTGACGAATATCTTGACGGAGTTGATTACGAAAACTATCCGGAGCCGGAGGGAACGGCGTTTCACTTTGCGGAATTTCTTCCGGAATTACCGTATGCCGATACCGTAGCTAAGCTTAGCGAAGGACTAGAAAAGGCGTGGGATGATATGGCGAAAGACAAGGCGAAGAAAATTGATGATCTGCTCGACGAGTTAAACGATTACAAGCGTTTGGAAGCGATGTACGGCGATGAGGAATATAAGGCGAAGCAGGACGAGGCGAAGGCGAAATTAAAGCGGGAGGTCAAGCGGTGATGTACCGCCTACTCTATCCGTTAAAGTGGACGTTTGCTGCACTAGATTGGGCGTTTTATTACATCGGTGTCGCTGCGGATTGCATTTCGGGCATGTTCGAAAGTGCAGCCGACAACTTCCGTATTCGTATCGAAATCGCGGAGCAACTGAAGAGAGGCGCTAGAGTCGTTTATATCTAGAAGAAGAGGAGGGATCGCGGATGAACTACGGTGTTTTAATGCTATCGAAAGTGATCGAGCAGAACGATCCGAACGCGCTGCTGCGCTTTAATATTACCGCCGAGGACTTACCAACGGAAGGCGAACGCAAAGCACTCCGATACATCACGGAATATGCGGAGAAACACGGAGGCCAGGCGCCGACGGCCGAGATGGTAACGCACGAGGTGCCGGATTTCGAGCCGAATTTTGGTATCGAAGCTAGTTACGAGTTTATTGCGACAAAATTGAAGAATTACGCGTCTTTGCGGGATTTTTCCGAAATTGTTAACGGTAGAGGAGACGGAGAAGAATCCGAATTTATAAAGCGGTGGGAGAGTGCGCAAGACAATCCGGAAGAATTTTTTTCTTGGTTGACGGAGCAAGCCGAAAGATTTAAAATGAGAACAAACGTTCGTAGTTCGGTTGGTACCGATATCAAAAAAGATACCGACAAATTCAAAGCCGAATTCGAAAACCGCAAGGCTGGCGAGTCATTCCGGATCTGGCGCAGTAAATTCGAATTCATAAACCGGGCGATGGGCGGCTATGTTTCGTCGAACGTATACGTTATTTATGGTAAATCCGGACGGGGAAAATCGGCCATAGCGTTGGAGGAAGCGATTAATTGCGCGATGCAGGGGGCGAACGTTCTGATTTGGTCGATGGAGATGGGATGGTATGAGGTTCTCGTCAGGCTTTACGTTTCCATTTCGGCAAGCATTGGCGTGACAAAAGCGAATCTTGATGGCGTCGATATTGAGGCCGGATTTAATTCGCGGGATGTTCGCCAGGGAAAGCTATCCGACGAATTCGAATCCGGCTTTATGGAGTTCCTCGATAAGATGAACGAATTGATTCCGGGCAACATCATTGTCCGCGCGGTAGACGACGAGGACTTCGACTCCCGGAAACTCCGCGATCTGAAGGCGGATATACTCGAAACGAAAGCTGACGTCGTTCTAATCGATCCGTTTTACTACCTCGATTACGAAAAGAACACGTCAAAGACTGCGGGGGGAGACGCGGCAGAGACTTCGAAAAAACTCCGTCGACTAGCCGGCCAAACCAAAACGACTGTCTTTGCGTTGACGCAAGCGGAAGAAGGCGAAGGGAAAGACGCTGATTCCGAATTAAAGTTGCCGCAGCGTAAAGACGTCAAGAAAACGAAGGCGTTGCTCGAAGATGCTGCGTTATTGATTGCGGTGGATACGAACGCAGAGGAAGGGCGAGGCCTGATCGGTCTGAACAAAGGCCGTGATGGCGGCGAAGGGAAGAGCGCTGAGATCGTTTATCTGCCGCAGTTTGGCGTCATTAAGCAGCTAGGGGGAGCGGATCAGTTCGATTTCTAAGACGAAAGGAGTGGGACTAAAGTGCCGACATTGACGTTAAACGGCCGTCCGGTCGACGTCGACATACGATATGAGCTCGAACAGTTCGAATGGACGCGGCCGACCTGGACGGACGAGCGACTCCTGTCCGCAAGCCCTTTCCGATATGACCGGTCGCCGAGCTTTTACGTTTATCTCGAAGACACGGCGACCGCGAAGGCCGGCTATTGGGGTGATAGCGGCTATTATGACGCAGAGTATGCACGGGGTGGCTTCGTTAAATTACTTGCGTTTTTACGCGAAGAAACCGAAGAGGAGACGGTCGAATACCTAATCGATTCGTACGCGCCGGAATCAGACGACGGTAAATTAACGCTGAGGCTGCCGAAGCTGAAGATCGCAAAGAATCGCGAACCGTTGAGCGAATCGATTCTCGACGACGTGACTGCGGGGCCTAACGATTATTTAAACAAGCGCGGAATCATGCCGGCTGTCCAGCGGCTAATGGGCGTCGGTATGGCTGGCGGTGCGGTTGCGTTGCCTTGGCGGTTGCCGAACGGGCGGCTTGCTAACGTAAAGTACCGGTCAACGCGGGGCAAGGCGTTCTGGTACGTCAAAGGCGGCTGGCCAATACGGGACCTTGTTTACGGAATGAATGTCGTGTATGACCGGCGGCTGAAGCGTGTTGTCTTATGCGAGGCGGAGATCGATGCGCAATCGTGGATGACGGCGGGAGTGCCGGCGATCGGAACCGGTGGGTCTTCGTTCAACCAACGGAAGGCGGACATTATCGTTCAGTCTCCGATCGAACACGTAACCATCGTGACGGATAACGATAAGGCCGGCGAGAAGTTGCGGGCGGAGGTCGAGCGTTATTTATACGGGAAAGTCGGACTGGCACACGGATATATTACGGAAGGAAAGGATGCGAATGAACTATTGATTGCGAAAGGGAGAACGGAGTTGATGGAGGTGTATGAGCGTGCGGAGGACGTCAAGAGCTGGCGTCTTAAGTTACCTAAACAGCCAAGTCTTGCGTTGACGGGCGACACTTAATCCCGTCAACGACCGACTACTGGTTATTCTTCGACGATCCATTCGTACAGGTCGTCCATACCTCCTTAAAAAGAATGTATGTTCGATTTTTAGGTTAAAAAGAATTGTCAATCCACTCTATTACACCAAGTGGTTCAAAACAAATGGTGTATCCACCGTAGTTAACAGTAGCACCGTATTTTTCTTTATAGCGCTTAATGGCGTCATCTAAAAATTCTTCTGTAATCTCAAGGTACTGAGCAAGCTCATACCTATTTTTTATAGCTTCTTTGTGGGCTTGAACAATTTTGGACAAAGGTACTAGCTTTTCGTAAGCCCACGTTCTCGCAATTTTTTCTTGTCTTCGCTTTTCAATTGTATCTTGATCAACTATATCCCCACTCGATGTATAATAATGACCAAGTTCTTCGGCAAGTATACAAGTTTTTTCATAAGAGGTTTCCATGTTTTTATTAATCAAAATAACATTTTTTGAGTACAATCCCTTGAGTCTATGAGGCATTTGTTTTTCATAGGTGTCTATACCAAGGTGAGTAGCCTCCGAAAGTAATGTTTCGTACATCTCAACTACTCCTGTTGTTTTCTTTTTAAGCGGACAAACTCTTTGAAACGTTCGATCTCCCTTAACTCTTCTTCTGTCCAATCTTCACCATCGTGATGAGCGGCTATAGTATCTATGTCGTATTGGCCTTGTATTTTCGGATCATCGGTACGGCCAAGTAGGTAGTCAACAGATACATTGAAGTAGTCGGCTACTTTTTTGAGTTTGTCACTCGAAGGGTTATTCTGCTTCCATGAATAAATAGAGTTTTTTCCGAATCCTACATTTTCTTCTAGTCTTGAGAGGCTTATGCCTCGATCTTTACAAAGTTTTTTAACTCTTTCAAACGTAATCATATCAACCATCCTTAATGGCTCATGAAAACAAACTAAAGAAATCTTTAAAAAACAAGTTGACATTTAAAGAAATCTTTAATAAACTGTGTTCATAAGCTATTTATTCAGCTTCTTAGACACTACAAATTAAAGCCTTAAGCTACGTCTCCCAACGTTTCAGGCTGTTTTTGTAGGGTTTATTTAGATATGTCTATACTCTACAATATTCTTTAATTTATGTCAACAAAAAGCTAAATAATTAGCAAAAAAAATAAAGATAAGAAAAAATTCCGGAAACGATGTCCCAAAAGTAAATGCCAACTACGTGTTATATAGTGTAGGGCAAAGGAGGAAAAACATTTGAAAGAAAAACAATTGAATAGGATTAAAATTGCTTTGGAGAGCGGTGCCGTTCCATATGTCATAAGGGAGTCAGAAAGAATCGCTCATCTAATTCCAGATTTCACTTCTTTTGAGCAAGAATGCTATTGGCGAATCGGAAAAGCTTTGTTGGCATTCAGAGACAACGGGAGAGAGAAGAAAGCTCTCATTCAAAAAATAATCAGAAGTGTAAGAGCTGACTTTTTAACCGGGAAAAAGAGAAGAATCAGATACGACACCTCATTCGAAGGTGAGGATGGAACTGTATGGGAACCTGAAGACATTTCGGCGAACGTCGTAGGCGAGGTTTTATTAAAAGAAAAGATCGCCCTGTTGGCGCAGGACGACCCACGAAAAAAAACGATATTGGCAATTTGGAACCGAGGATGCACAAACGATTCGGAAATTTCATCGCTTTTGGCGAAGCGATTTGGAGGAAATCCCGAGTCTCACCGTAAGTTCATCCAACGGTTCAGGGCACACTGCCAATCCCAATTAACAGCGTAATTTTCTATACGTAACTAGCCCGGAAGGCATTCGTTACATCCTCATCATATACAATCTGTTGTCAAAAGACAAGCGAACAGTATGCGAACACACCTTTCGGTCTAGTGCGTTTTACCTAAACAATATGGAGGCGAACGTACTATGAATATCCCCAAATTTATCGATTTTAATACGTATCCAGCGCTAGATCAGCGCAAACTTACCGAAATTTTATATCAAGGCGCATGGCCGGTCGACGAAGATCCGGCGGACTACTACCGTCCACTTTCGATCCAGGTGGTGCGCGTCGGATGAAAGTAACGCTATCCCACCACGCAAAGAAACGAATTACCAAGCGCTTTAAGATCGGCAACCAAACGCCGGAAGCATGGGCGTCGCAGATGTTATCTAATGCGATTTACTGCGGCATCGGTCCGGACAACAACGGAAAAGATGCTCGGATGTATTCCCATCGTGGAGCAACGTTCATGCTTGCGGTAGATGCAGACGTTGTTAAGACCGTGATCCCACCGAATAAAAGCTACATCAATCGAATTCGGCGTAAAGTGACGAATTTCATTGCGGAAGAAATTACGAAAATGTCGCAACAAATTACGGAAGAGGTGGCTAGGATCGATAAGTTTCGCGATGAACTCGAAGAAGAGATCGCACATTTAGAAGACCGTTTGTCGCGCGCCCGGTCATTATCGACTAAATTGGCGTTGCAGGCCCGAATTAATGCGGTTCGTATGCGTATTGACGAATTGCCGGCGGAATCGCACGAATTAAGACGCGAACTGACGCGTACAGCGAGAGGAGTCGCCGCCTATGTCTAACGCATGGCTATTCGAAATATTTGCGGTGATTGCGTTGCTTTGTATTTGTCGACTTATTTACGAAGTTAATCGCGAAGAAGGAGAATAAGGGCGGCGGACATTGCGGCCCGGCGCTCGGAGAATGTCGGGGCGGCCGTTAAGTAACAGAGTCGCGTCGCTACTGCTTAGCGCTGGCGGCGTTTCGGACGCAGATACCGGCATTTTGCGAGGGCGAAAAGCCTCAAAATTAAAACGTAGGGGGAAATCGAATGAGCATTAGAGACATTTTGAAAGAGCGCGAAGAAGAACGTGATAAGGCGGCTAACGGCGAAAGCGAATTCCCGGAGGGCGTTACGCGTTATGTCCGCGTCGGAAGTCGCGGGGAGATCAACAAAGAAGGACGTACGTTGGTTATGCTTGCGCCGTACGATGAGTGGTACGTCTATTTCGTACATGAAAACAGAGAATACACCGGAAAGGGCTACGATCATAAATTCCGAAAGCATACGTGCTTGCACTCCCCTCGTAGTACCGTCAGCGTTGACGAGTTAAAAAAATACTTCCAGCCAGGAAAAAATGAGTGCATTTCGTGCAAAGCGGGAGCAAAACGAAAAATGTTCTTTATGATACCGGTGTACGATCCGACATACAAAACTTATCGCGTTATAGACATTGCGGAATTCCACGCAAACAGTTTAATGGATGATTTTGATAAAGCGGAGAAGCCGGTCAAGAAAATCAAGTCGGATTATACACTCGTAGGTCAAGCGGTGCATTTTAAGCAGTCCGACAAGACCTATTCGTTAGAAACTGGAGATCTACCTGGCGATGTTCTTGAAGAAGCAAAAGCGTTTATCGGCATCGACTACAAATACGAAGAACTCGCTAACTTCCGCGATGAAGAAGACATCGTTAAGATTCTTCACGAAGCGAAAGAGGGCGTCAAGAAAGCCGTTCTGCCACCATTAGCGGAATCTAATAACGAAAAATCTAACGAAATCAGTGACGATGATCTGCCGTTTTAATAAAACGAAGGGGGGACGATTGAATGGCGCATCTAACCGAAGTTGTCGGAAAATACTCGGAGGTTGTCGCAGAGTTGGCGCTGTTAGCGAATGGGTACGCAGTATCGCGCCCCCAACTCGCGCAGCCTTACGATTTCAAGGCGGAAGACCCGCTGAATGGTCGCGAATATAAAGTCCAGGTCAAGACGTTTCGACGTAGGCCTGACCGCAAAAATGAACTCGTTCTATACGCAACGAACGGAAAAGGCGAGCCCTACGATCGGTCCGACGTTGATTATTTTATCGGCGTATTGGGTGATCCGGGGGAAATGCCTCGCGTTTGGATGTTTGAAAACGAAGGAAATCAGCGCGAATATTGGGCGAAATCGACTAATCGTGCGAGCAAGCGGTGGGTAGAACTGCCGCTGTCCCTTAACCGGGAACTTTACGAAGTTAAAAACGAAGCGGAGGCGGTATGATGGCGAAACATTTATTAGGTTACATTGTAGGCAAGGGGTGGATTTAGTGAAATCGTATCTAATAAAAGTGAACGGTTCTTATTATGCAGGAGAACATGAAGATACAACGCCTACCCCTCGACCAAGTGATGGTTGGTGCACCAGCAGAGGAGAATCAAATGTCATATTCTTCATGACGGATAGAGGAGAAGCAAAAATTTGTGAGGGTTTGACTAACTTAAATAGCCATTGGCAACGAATATATAACGCTATGAGATATGACGGATTAGACGTTAAATCAATTGTAATTGAGGAGGTTTAGTAAAAGGTGATTACACATATCACTATCACTTAGATTATTGGAATTATTTCAACGTTTCGGAATTTCCGAATAGTCCAGAGTGGGATGGTCATAAGCCAGAAGATATAACTCGTTTATTAACTTTGGTAGGTGAAAAATGATGACGAAGAAGAAAAAATTAATGCTTCCGATGTATTGTAATAAATGCGGTAAAGAACCTCAAAAAGAAAAGAAAGACGGTTGGAATGTAATGAAATTAGATTGTCCATGTGGAGGAAGAGTAGTAATGGATTACACAAAACCGTACTACGAGTAGTATTACATTCCAGAAATAAACACCATAAGCCACACTGATAGTTCACCAATGCTTATACAGAGAGTGTTAATAACATTATTAAAGCAGTTGAAAAGGAAGGAAAGGGGTACTCATTTGACGTGTTAAGAGCAAAGGTTTTATACGGTACAGAAGCAACAATTAAGAAGCCTAAGTACACAGAAGTAGAGGATGCGCACGGTAATGCGCTTATTGCGGGTTCTGTGTTCCGCAAAGTCTCCGCATCCCAGCCGTCAATAGAAGATCGCGTCAGCACAAACGAAAAGGATATAGAGGCATTAAAATCCGACGTTGATGCACTAAAAGGCGAACCTGAGGCTGGGTACGTACGGATTGCCAAGAGCGAGGCGAAAGCGGGCGATTTCGTTAAGTTTGACGAAGCTCCGAGCAGATATCTAACCGCAGGGAAGTATTACGAGATTGAGTTCGTAGATGATTATGGGGATCCGATCATCATAGATGACGACGGATACGATCTTGATACCCATGGAGAAGTATTCGAAGTCTACCGTAAAGTTAGCGCCGCCGAGCCGAAGCCTGAACGCCTGAAAGTCGGTGATTATGCGAAGGTGGTCGGTACTGCACGGAACGGCTGCTGTGACCGAGGGGATATCGTCAAAATTACAGAAGACGATGATTCGGCGGTTCCGTTCAAGCTTGCTTTTGTCAACGGGGAGTATGCCGGATGGGAAGACGAAAAGTCCCTCGTTCGCGCCACCGACGAAGAGGTTGCCGAAGCTAAACGAAAGCAGGCCGAAGTGAAAGAGTGTAAGAGATGGGCCGCAATCGGACGCGAGGTTGGCGAGTATAAGGTCGGTGATATTGTTCAGTATTTATATGATGGGGAAATTTGCGAGGTTGTGGCTGTCGGCGAGGACGGTCGCGTAAAAGTCGCTACTCAGAACCACGGAAATTGCACAGAAAATCAGTCAAGCATCGAACTAATAGCGCCAGTCGAAGCGCGTTTCGATCGAAAGGGCGACGAGTAAGTGGCCGCCATCTGCGCCGAATGTAACCGGGTAATAAACGAAGGGCAGTCCGTAACCTACGATTCGCTCTTCGACCGGTACTTTTGTGACAACGCTTGCTGGTCGGATTGGTATGCGGATAACGAGGCGGAATACAAGCGGAAGTACGTAAGCCGCGAAGATTTATAACGTCGTAAGCGGAAGGAGGATGCGAATGGAACTCGGTAATCTACGGTTGAATCTTAGCGCTTTGACGCCTAAAAATGACGAAGTTAAGAACGAAAAAGTTGCCGAAACAGCCAAGCGGAAGAAGAAGGCGAAAACGGCCGAACCGATCGATGAGAGCTGGCGTCGCATATTCGCAAGCAAGCTATCGGAAACAGACCGTCAACGATTAAACGAAGTCAAGGCGGCAATGGACGCGGGCAAACTCGCCAGGAACCCGTCTGACTGCGTGAACAAGGCCGGAAACCCGAAGGCGTTCAGCAAGGCGGAGGCCCTGCGATTATGGAAGACGCTGCAAGAATCCCAGCGCGAAGAAACTTTGCGGAAGATGGTCGAGAATACACCGGCAAACTACTGGCTGATTACGGACGATGCCCGGCTCGACGAATTCCTCGCGTTGCTTGCTGACGAAGAAGAGATCGTATTCGACGTTGAGACGACGGGCACAGACGTATGGAACGACTACATTGTCGGCCATGTGCTGACGGCTATTAAAGCGGACATCCACGCGTATATCCCAACGAAACATAAGACGAGTCATCCGCAATTGGATAACGGCTATGTAGTCGAAAAACTGCGGCCATTTTATGAAGATGAGTCGATCGGAAAGCTCGCTCATAACGCAAAGTTCGATATTCACATGCTGGATCGCGAAGGAATTACATTGCGCGGCCTTACGTGGGACACACAGGAAGCGATGAGGCTGCTTAACGAAAACGAGCCGTCCTTTGCGCTGAAGAACCTCGTCACGAAATATCTACGGATTAAATCGGACACATACGAAGACTTATTCGGAAAGATCGGATTCGATGAAGTGAGTGATCTAAGAATTGCGCTTGCTTATGCGGCAAAAGACGGTGATGTGACGAGGAAGCTCCGCGATTTCCAACGCGAACACCTGAAGAAGTTTCCGGATATCCTTCGCTACTATGAGACGGTAGAAGTTCCATTAATCACCGTCGTACAGAAGCTCGAGTCAACCGGGTTCGACATCGACCTAGATTTCGCGGAGGAATACGGTAAAGAGATCAAAGCGGAAATCGATCGTTTGTATGCGGAGATTATCGACGAGTTGGGCGACATCAACATTAACTCCCCGGCGCAGTTAAAGCCTGCGCTAGAAAAAGCGACCGGAGAGAAGCTCGCATCAACCGACGCAAAGAAAGTCCTGAAGCCACTCGCGAGCAAACATCCGATCATTAAGAAGTTGCTTGAGTATAAAGAGAAATTCAAACTGTATTCAACGTACATCAACGCTTTGCCGGAATTAATCGACAAGAGGACCGGCAAACTCTATACGAATTTCAATCAGAACGGCGCAAAGACTGGCCGATTCTCATCCGGTGGAACAGGCGTCAACCTACAGAATCAACCGAAGGAAGCCCGGAAAATGTTCGTAGCTCCTAAAGGATACGCGATATTAGGCGGAGACTGGAGCCAGCAAGAATACCGATGTCTGGCGTACTTCTCGCAAGATCCGAAGCTAGTCGATAACTACTTACAGGGCAACGATCTATATGCGTCAATCGCTGCGGAGGTTTTCAATAAGCCGATCGAAGAGTGCGGCGACGGATCAGTATACCGGAAACAGGCGAAGGTCATCATGCTTGCGGTTGCTTACGGAGGCGGCGCGAACATGCTCAAGGACGCTATCGGAATATCGAAGAAAGAGGCGCAGAAGTTCCTCGACAACTTCTTCGAAAGGTTTCCGGTCGTCAAAAAGTGGGTCGAAACGAATCAAGCTTTCGTTAAGAAGCACGGATATGTTTGGATGGATCGCGGCCAACGTAAGAGACGCTTGCCTGACGCGAAGGACCGAAACGCGAAAGGCCATTACTCGGCTGTTTATACGCAGTCAACTAACGCAAGAGTCCAGGGGTCCGCAGCGATTCAGACAAAAGCGACGATGATTGCGTTGCAAGAGTTGTGCGATAGGAAGACGGCTGAAGGTCGTGGAGAATGGCGGATATGGTGTGTGGTGCATGACGAAGCGCTGCTTTTAGTTCCGGACACCATCACGCGAGAAGACGTTAAAGACTTCGAGGATGTCATGCTGAATACGTACGTTTTCGGCAACATTCCGAACAAGACTGATATCGAGATCTGCCGCAGATGGGGAAACGGAATGAAAATCAACGAGTTCTTCACCGGCAGAGTCAATAGCGATGATTATCCTAAAACGGACGATTATGAAAAACAAAAACGGATTGTTAGCGAAGGCTGGCAAGGAAAAACGGAGGCGGTTTAATTGGTTAAAATGACGATTGAACAACTGGAAGATATGACGTTTGAAGGCGGAATTGATATTGGCGATGTGACCTATACAGTCGTAGAAGAAAGCGAGTGGGAGCACGAACACAAACACCAAAGCAAAACCGTTATTTTCACCGATGGAAAGAAGCATTATAGAGGCGAAATCGGCAGGTCGGGATCGGAATGGACTGACTGGACGTATGACAGCGAACTCCTCGGAGCCGACGATCCGGCCGAAATTACCGAAGTAGAAAAACGAGAAGTCGTAGTAACGAAGTGGGTGGCAGTTTGACGAACACAAACGGAAGATCAGCCGCAAATTCACTGCGGGCACACATAAAAGAACCGACCACATACGCGCAGCAGATTGCGGACGAATTGGTCGAATATCTAAACGAATGGCACTCGCTGCCGGAGACGTGGGATAACGCCCTGGACGCGCAGATTCATAAATGGTACGCCAATGCTCCGAAAGTCTTTCCGAAGAAGCCGTATTTCTCGCCGTCATCTGCTAATGCTTGCCCTCGCGAGCTTTATCACAAGGCGATCGGATCTCCGAGAGACGAAACGAAAAAGCCTCCGTATCAAGGGCGATGGACTCGCATCGGTACGGCGATTGGCGATGTGATCCAGCGCGACATTCTCTTCATGGAAAAACACTTCGAGAAGAAGACCGGCCGCCCCTGTCCGTTCAGCTTCGAAAAGAACGAAGATGGCACGCCGATGTTCGAGGATTTCGCGAAAAGGAATCATCCGGTCACACATCGCGGATACTCGTTCAACCTCTACGGAACGTGCGATGGCATCATGCGCTACGTAACGGAAGACGGCGAAGTGCTGCGCGTTGGACTCGAAATCAAGTCGAAGCAAACGACCGCCGCAAAGACGTCCCTCCATTCGATGCGACAACCGGAAGAAAAGCACGTCAAACAATGCGTCGCTTACGGTCCGATGTACGGCGTCGACCTTTACGTCATCCTCTACGTGAACGCGGCTAAGAAATCGTGGGTGTATCCGGAAGGGGAATTCGAAAAGTCGCCGGACATGCGAGCGTTCGGCATCGAAATTACGGCAGAAGACGTCGAGCAGCTATTCGATAGATTCGTAGATATCCGCAAGTCTGTCGAGGAGGGCTCGCCTTTACCGTTGGACCTGAACGGATGGACGTTTAACGGATACAAGACGGCTATTGCGAAGTCGCTAACGGATGAAGAACTGGCGGATCTTCGCGCAAAAGTGTCGCGAGTATTGAGGTCGAACGTATACGAATCTACGAAACGGCAGTACGTTGATGCGCTCGAATTTATCGAAAGAGTGCGGGCAGATGAGTAGCGCCAAGCCTATCCGGTGCCTTGCGTTCGACACCTCGATGACCTGCCCAGGCGTGGCGATCATCGAGGTACGCAACCGAAAGCCAACGATCAAAGCGCTATCACACGTCAAGCCAAACCCTAGCCGGTCACACGCGCATCGAGCCGAAGTTATCGAAGGGTGGGCGCTGATGTTCCTCGATAAAAACTACCCGCGAGATGGATTCGACTATGTGGTACGGGAGGACTTCGCAGGCAAAACGTCGACCTCGAACTATCCGGTTCTGGCGGCGTGGAACGCGTGCGAACGAGCAACGTCGCGATTCGGGTTAACGTTCGATAAGCATTGGAAGACTCCAACCGCAAAGCAACCGCAACTCGGAATATCAGCAACGCGTGTTAAGTCGTTGGTTGCCGGATCAGGCAACGCAGAAAAGGACGAAGTTGAGGCGGCGGTGCGGCGTATGACCGGATATACCGGCGAGTTCGCTAATTTCGACGAGAGCGATGCGGCTGCGATCGGACTTGCGTGGCTGATTCATGTTGGCGTAATAGATAAACCGAAGGAGTGATTCGAATGGATAAAGCGATGGAGTATATCGACAAGCTGGCAGCAAAGCTCGGAGTCGCGGCCGAGCATGTATACGGAGTTCTCGTAAAGCAGGCGTTTGCTAACGGTGTGACTGATTCGATTATCGGGTTCGTTTTTCTAATGATCGCAGTTATTGCGGGAGTCATAATTACGAAGGTGACTGTAAAATCGTATGAGAAGAGCCATTGTAGTTGGGATTACGAATGGTTTCCCGTGGTGCTTGCTGTTTGTTTTTTAGTGGTTACTCCGGGAGGATTCGGTATTTATTCGATCACCGAAGGAATCAAAGCGCTAATCAACCCGGAATACTACGCGATCAAAGAAATCCTCGACACGATCGGAGGGAAGTGATCGGTGGAAGAGCATAGAAATATGATGATTCTTAAACAGGAGATATTTGATGGCTTTATTTATTCGGCGGTTGCTTTAACTCGCCAAATTCAAGCTAAGCAAGGTAAAGAAAATGAAATAATAACGCAGGAAGAGGCTGATTTTGTCAATGCGTTTCTTGTGTACGCTAAGGAACTCGCAGACACATTGCATGAACGATATAAGGATGAATTAGGAGGCGGCTCGAATGTTTAAACAGCGACTTATCGGAGCATTAGCGCACTTGGCTGCGCTCACCTTATTACTCGGACTGTTTTCTGCGGGATGCCTGACCGGCTTTGTCATCGTGACGGCACTGTTATCGGTCCCAGCGGTTGGCACAGTCGTTAAAGTCGGAATTACAATTGCAGTGGTTTTCATGGTAACCGCGTTACTCGTCGGATTAGCTGACCGACTGTACACCGCATACCGCGAACATAAACGCGTTCAAAATGACGTAGAGGAGGAAACGCAATGAAATACGAATGCTACGGCGTCCCGGCCGCACAGTTGCGACAGTCCTTGCGATGGCTTGACGAACAGCTTACCGATGTTGATTACGCAATCAGTCGGCATGAACGGAAGAGGGTCGAGTTGGAAATCGAACGTGACCGGATTCTGGCGCGAAAAGACGAGATCGAGGCGGAACTAAAACGGAAGGAGTCGATCGAATGACATACGTTGCGATAGCGTGCCTATTACTTTTTACGCTGCTAGCACTCGTAGAGGAAACGAAAACAAAAGCGGAAAGACTCGCGAAAATTATCGTCCTAATTATGTACGCAATTCCTATCGGAGTGTTGGTGGCGTCGTTATGCTAATCGCCTACTACTCGCTGGCCGGCAACGTACGCCGATTCGTAGCCAAGACCGGTCTGCCTGCTGTCGAAATTAAGGCGGATATGCTTTTAACGGAGCCGTTCGTCTTGGTAACGGGAACTTACGGCTTCGGCCAGGTCGCCGGCACCGTTTGGGATTTCCTCGCAGACAATGGCGATTTAATGGCGGGCGTGGCTGCGTCAGGCAATCGCAACTGGGGCGGTAACTTCGCAAAGGCGGCGGATCTGATTGCGGAAGAATACGGAGTGCCGATCGTTCACAAGTTCGAGTTGGCGGGCACTGCGGAGGATGTCGCTAAAGTTCGCGAGTTTGTGAGCGAATATTTACGGAAAGGGTGAGAGCTATTGACGAATAAGCATGCGAAGTATATCGAACTTAATAACGAAATTATGATACGGAAGAACGGCAGCTTTCAATTCGAAAAGGATGCCGAAGCCGTCCGCAGTTATTTCATAGATTACGTAAATCAGAATACGGTCTTTTTCCACGATCTGCGCGAAAAGCTCGACTATCTGATCGAGAACGACTACTACGAGCGCGAAGTCTTCGAGCCGTATACATTCGATGAAATAAAAGCGGTCTACAAGGCAGCCTACGCGAAAAAGTTCCGTTTCCCTTCGTTCATGAGTGCGTTCAAGTTTTACAACGATTACGCTCTGAAGACGAACGATAAGAAGAAGATCCTCGAACGCTACGAAGACCGCATCGCCATCTGCGCGCTATTCTTCGCGAAAGGAGACGCAGCCAAGGCGATCGAGTTTGCGGAAATGATGATCCGGCAGGAATATCAACCGGCCACACCGACGTTCTTGAATGCCGGACGGAAGCGACGCGGCGAACTCGTATCGTGCTTCCTTCTCGAAGTAGGCGACTCGCTAAACGATATCAGTCGCGCGGTAGATATGGCGATGCAGCTTTCGAAACTTGGCGGCGGAGTGTCGTTGTCGCTATCGAAAATCAGGGCGAAAGGCGAGTCGATTAAAGGCGTTGAGAATTCGACGAAAGGCGTCGTCGGCGTCATGAAGCTGCTCGATAATGCGTTCCGATATGCGGATCAAATGGGTTGAATTGGCCCCTTTCGTCAGCAATGGCGATCGAAAACCTCTTTAATTCATGGGAACTCCTCAAAGCGGTAGGGCCAAAAACTACTAAAGGAGGACGATCATGAGCGAAGCAAGACGACCGCATAACAAATTGGATATCGATGAGGATTTTATTCGCGAGAATTACTACAAAATGAGCGCTAGAGAAATCGGTGAGGTGTTAGGGGTTTCAAGAGAAGCAATAAATCATCGGGTGATGAAGATGGGGCTGCGGAAGACGAAAATACCCTTCGTTCTGGAAGATGGAGAAGAGTTGGTTCCTATAGAGGGTTTTCCTGATTACGGAATCACCAACCATAGTCGAGTTGTTAATTTGAGACGTATGACTTTGGTCAAAACAAAGAAAGATCGAGAAGGGTACGTCAAAGTAACTCTCTACAGAGACGGTAAAGCTGTTGGCAGACGGGTTCACCGTTTAGTAGCTCTTCACTTTATACCCAACCCGAACAAGCTACCGCAAGTAAATCATATTGACGGGGATAAGTCAAACCCTAGCATCGATAATCTGGAGTGGGTGACACCAAAGGAGAATGCTCAGCACGCCTCAAAACACGGGTTGCTTTGCGTCGGTGAAAGTCATCCGTCTTCCAAAATCACCGAACAACAAGCGCGATCTATATTGCAAGAGTATCAAAACGGTAAGAGCATTTCGGAAATACGAAAAGCTCACTTATACGCGAGTAAATCGATAGTCGAGAAGATCTGTTGGCGGCATAGATGGAAACATCTCGATAAAACGTCTTGAACGTGCAACGACTAGGCGAAAGCCGTAGGCTGCAAGCGATTGGCAGTCGAAACAGGAGGCGCCCCACGCGGGCGAAGATATAGTCTAATCTTCGTGGTAACACGGAGCAGCCGAAAGGCGGGGCGTGCGAAGCGAACACGTCCGAATGGTCTGCAAAGACAGGGAGCCGGCGCAGCGTATCTCAACGTATTTCATGCGGATATTGATGCGTTCCTGGATACGAAGAAGATCAGCGCAGATGAAGACGTCCGGGTCAAGACGCTGTCGATCGGCGTTGTCATTCCGGATAAGTTCATCGAATTGGCTCGCGAAGACCGGGACGCATACGTTTTCTATCCGCACACGGTCTATAAGGAATACGGAGAGCATCTTGACGAAATGGATATCGGAGAAATGTACGATAAGCTCGTCGAGAATCCGAACGTTCGGAAAGATAAAATCAACCCGCGACAGCTGCTCGAAAAGCTTGCGATTCTGCGGTCTGAGTCAGGCTATCCGTACATCATGTTCGAAGATAACGTAAACGCGGCTCATGCGCTGAATCACATTTCGAAGGTAAAGTTTTCGAATCTCTGTAGCGAGGTGCTTCAAGCGTCGCAGGTATCGGAATACACCGACTATGGCGAACCGGACGAAATTGGCCTCGACATTTCGTGTAATCTCGGCTCGCTGAACATTGCGAACGTCATGGCGAATAAGTCGATCGAGCAAACGGTTAAGCTCGCAGTCGATTCGCTGACGGTCGTATCAGAATCAACGAATATCAAGAACGCGCCAGCCGTCGCAAGAGCTAACCGTGAGATGCGTTCGATTGGACTTGGCGCGATGAACTTACATGGTTATCTAGCGCAGAATGGTATCGCATATGAATCGGAAGAGGCTCGCGACTTTGCTAACGTATTCTTCGCGTTGGTGAATTATTGGTCGCTTGTAAGATCAAATATGCTCGCAAAGAAAACCGAGAGCCCCTTCGAAGGATTTGAAGGATCTACGTACGCAGACGGAAGCTATTTCGATAAATACATTAGCGGAGACTTCAGCCCTAAAACGGATAAAGTAAAAGCGTTATTCGACGGTATTTGGTTACCTGACGAACAAAACTGGTTATACCTTTCGCAATGTGTTAAAGACTTCGGACTCTACCATTCGTATAGACTAGCGATCGCACCGACGGGATCTATTTCGTACGTTCAGTCAGCGACGGCGTCAGTCATGCCGATTATGGAGCGGATTGAGGAGCGGACATACGGAAATTCCAAGACGTATTATCCGATGCCGGGGCTTAGCGCGAAGAATTGGTTCTTCTATAAGGAAGCGTACGACATGGATATGTTCAAAGTCGTCGATATGATCGCGACAATTCAGCAGCACGTCGATCAAGGCATTTCATTTACGTTGTTCTTAAAGGATACGATGACGACGCGCGATCTTAACCGAATTGACCTTTACGCGCATCACAAAGGAATCAAGACGCTGTATTATGCGCGGACTAAAGATACGACTGCGGAGGGTTGTCTATCATGCGTAGTTTAAACGAAAAGGAGGACGAATAATTGACGCAATATACAGCGGCCAACTGGTCGCAACACGACGACGGATTCACGCAGATGTTTTACGAACAGAACGTTAAGCAGTTTTGGTTGCCGGAAGAGATTTCGCTAAACGGCGACCTCCTGACGTGGAAGTATCTCGGAGCCAACGAACAGGATACGTATATGAAAGTACTCGCGGGGCTGACACTGCTCGACACGGAGCAAGGGAATACAGGTATGCCAACAATTGCTGAGCATGTGGAAGGGCATCAGCGCAAAGCGGTGCTGAATTTCATGGCGATGATGGAAAACGCAGTTCACGCCAAGTCCTATTCAAACATCTTCATGACGCTTGCGCCAACGGAGAAAATCACGGAACTGTTCGAATGGGTGAAGACGAATCGCTACTTGCAGCGGAAAGCCGAAATCATTGGCGGACTGTATAACGCGATTGAGGCAGGCGATGACATTTCGTTATACAAGGCGATGGTTGCGTCGGTCTACCTCGAAAGTTTCCTTTTCTACAGCGGATTTTATTATCCGTTATATTTCTACGGTCAAGGGAAGCTGATGAACAGCGGCGAGATCATTAATTTGATTATCCGCGACGAAGCGATCCACGGCGTCTATGTCGGTTTGCTTGCGCAGGAAATTTACAATCGCCAGTCACCGGGCGTACAGATCGAATTGCGCGACTTTGCCGTCGAATTGCTTGCGGAACTCTACGAGAATGAGGCCGCCTACACCGAAGACCTGTACGACCAAGTCGGACTGACTCACGACGTTAAGAAGTTCGTGCGATACAACGGAAACAAGTCGCTTGCTAACCTCGGATTTGATCCGTATTTCGAAGATGAAACGGTAAATCCGATCGTGTTGAACGGGTTGGATACGAAGACGAAATCGCATGACTTCTTTTCAATGAAAGGTAACGGATACAAAAAAGCGACGGTCGAGCCGTTGCAGGACAGCGATTTCTGCTTCGAGTAAGCGTCCATTAACGAAAGTATATTCGCAGTTATTAACGAGGAGGGTTTCGTATGAACGTAAACATTAAACGCCTATCACCCGATGCAAAAATCCCGCAATATGCTCACGCTTCAGACGCCTGCTTCGACCTGGTTGCGGCAGAAGACGTCGTTATCGAGCCGGGAGAAACCGCGCTAGTCAAAACGGGGCTAGCGTTCGAGGTTCCGGAAGGCTACGAAATGCAGATTCGGCCACGCTCCGGCATTACGCTGAAGACGAAGCTTCGCGTTCAGCTCGGTACAGTTGACGCGGGATATCGGGGCGAGGTCGGAGTGATTGTCGATAATATTGCGCCATTAAATATGGAAGTTCCTTTCGACTACGGACCGTTAATGGTTACCGGAGAGATTTATAGAATGAACGGAGACTTGCCGCAGTTTTCGTACATCATCCGCAAAGGTGATCGCATCGCCCAGGCCGTAATTAAGCCGGTCGAGCAGGCGGCTTTTACAGAAGTGACTGAGTTGGGCGATAGCGATCGGGGAGCGGGCGGCTTCGGGAGTAGCGGTGTCGGAAGTCCCCATCCGGAATATTTCGGAGAGCCGATCGGAAAGGAGCTGATATAATGCCGCAAACATACGCATGTTTCATTAACGGAAAGTTTTACGGCGCGGGCGATCTCGAATACATGAACGAACTGTTTCGCGATTATGTTGTCACTTCCGAAATGTACGGAAAAGACGATTGCACTTTTCGGATCACAACGAAAGAGAAAGCGAGAGAAATAGTTACGCAATCTATTAACGACCAATACCGAAGAGTTTTCGAAAGTCTAGCGAAGGAGGACGAATAAATGGCGGAAACCAAAATGAACGTACAGCTAATCGCCCATACACTAGTTTCAGAGAAATTTGCGAAAATGTTCGCGCTTAACGAAACTGAGGACGCATTGACTGACGTTGGCGAATTATTTCGTGAGGGCGTAACTGACGGTCAAGCGGTCGCCCTAACCGCAATCAGAACGTGTTATTCACCGAACAAGCCGTCCGAAATCGTCGCAAAGGAAGGCGTCAAGTATTTCGGATCCAAAGCGTCAGATGGCGGTGCAGGCACGGACGCCGACCGGCTATTCCGAATGATCGTACGTTCCGGCCACACGTCAACACTCGAACACCTTTCGTTCACCTTTGCGATTGAAGGCGTCAGCCGGGCGTTATTGGCGCAACTTACACGGCATCGCGTCGGTTTTAGCTTCAGCGTCCAGTCACAGCGCTATGTACGGATGGGAAGCGATGATAAGATCGGTGGGTTCGATTACGTGGTCCCTACGACAGTAACCGAAGATAAAACTGCAGACATGTACGATTTTGTATACGGAGCACCGATGGAAGATCGCCCTTCACCGGAAATATTTGCGGAAGCTATGGCGATCGCTCAACAAACATACGACAAGCTCCGGGAAGCCGGTGTTCCAGCCGAAGATGCCCGCGCCGTCCTCCCGCAAGCAGCCGCAACGAATCTCGTAATGACTACGAATCTACGGTCGTTACTCGAATTCTATTCGAAACGTAAGCCGGGCAAAGGTGCGCAAAAGGAGATCGCTGACCTGGCGGAAGCCTTACGCCAGGAAGTCGTTAATGTAGAGCCGTGGACCGCGCAATTCTTCGAGGAGGTGTAAGCATCGGAATCCTAACGAATTTCACGCTAACAGCGCAGCTATTCTCCGGCCACTGTCCGGCAGATCAGCCGCCAGAACCGCCAAGGATAACGCCAGAGCAGGCCGCCATCCAATCGGCTGAATCGCGCAACAGAGAATTAACGAAAGAGATAACGAAAAAAGACGAGAAGATACAGGCGCTTGAGGACGAAATCAAGGCGTTGAAGAAAACGAAGAAGCCGGCTTCGTCCGCTACTAAAACGTCAGCCTGGCGGGCATATGAGGTCACCGCCTACACTAACGGCTTCTCATCGACTGGTAAATCTAAAGGCGATCCCGGTTATGGGATAACAGCTAGCGGAAAGAAAACAGCAGAAGGAAGGACGATAGCATGTCCGCCGTCCATTCCCTTCGGAACAAGAGTTCAAATCGAAGGTGTTGGCGTTAGAGTTTGCGAGGACAGGGGCAGCGCAATAAAGGAAGGGCATCTTGATGTTTACGTACGATCAGAAAAAGAAGCGCTCTCATTCGGAAGGAGGTCGCTACGTGCCAAAATTATTAACAACTGACGGAACGGAAGTTTTAGTAGATCAAGATATCCTAGAAAAATACGACGAATACAAATGGTCTATCAGTAAACGAGGAGATGTCTTGTCTTGGCAGCCGATTCACGGTAAGAGAGGCCTTTTCTTACGTAAGTTGGTTTTAGGTGAGACGAAGAGGAATATTCATATCAGACATATCAACGGGGATAAGCTTGATTGTAGAAGAGAGAATTTGAGTAGAACAAATTTAGAATTCAAAACTTATGAGGGGCATATTATTGCAACGATCCCAGGTAAAACCTCCTTTCTTATCGATGAACAAGACAAAGAGGTTGTATCAAAATATTTTTGGTCAAAGATGAAATGTGGCTACATCTATTCCCCGACATTAAAAACGTATCTTCACAGACTGCTAACCGATTGTCCAGACAATTTGTATGTAGATCACGCGAACGGAAATAAACTTGACAACAGGCGCTCAAATCTGAGGATCGTAACTAACTCCCTCAATCAAGTCAATAGGCCAAAACAGAGAAATTCTAGCAAAAGAACATACTCTAGCGTGTACAAAGGTGTCTCGCGAACAAGAGAAGGGAAGTTCGTTGCTCGAGTTAAACGAAAACATCTCGGAACTTTCAGTACTGAAGTTGCGGCAGCAAATGCCTATAACTATGAAGCTATAAAACAGTTTGGGGAATACGTGGTTTTAAATGACGTCCCTGAAATACCTCAAGAGAAATTAAAGTTTTATCGTATTACGAAAGGAGCTCGATAAAATGACTAAAACTAACGAAAAAATCCACGTACTGGCTGACGAATCACTTGGCGGAATCAAACGCGAATATGTAGAGGTCGACAGGAATGCAGACGTAGGGGATCGCGTCATTGCAGACGGAACTTACCGGGAAGTCGTCGCTATCTCTTCGAGGTGTGGCGTTTGTTTAGACGGAGACGAAAGCATAGGAATTCCCCATTCTTATCGCGTCCTCGAACCGACCAACATCGTCCACATTGACGGCCCTGACGGTACGGAGCGCTACGAAATGGTCGACCGCAAGGCGGAAGTAGGCGAGAAGATTGTCGTTGTAGATGACGAGGATTCTTCGGAGGAGTTCGGAAATTTTCGAATTGGTGAAGTAGGTACGGTTGAAAGCTACGCAACGGATGACACTTACTTCGGTGAATACGTTAATGTGCGAGTGTCGGACGAAAGGGGTATTCCACTATATTTACATGAGTATCGCGTCCTCGTCCCGGTCGAATCCTCCGAAGAAGAACCGCAGCCATCCGACCCGATCGACGTTATCGCTAACCTAGCGACGCGTGTTGCGGAATTGGAGCGCGAGAATAAGCGCATCAAAGACGAAATCGACACGCTACACAAAGACAACCGGAGGCACGGCGAAGAGATAGCGCAGTTAGAAAAAGGCGTACACGCGCAATCACAGCGCCATCTATATCGCCAACAAGAAATTGAGCGCGTCTGGGAACGTATGGATCGCATAGAGTCGGAAACGGAGTCGCTGAAATATGCCGCAAAGGAAACGGACGGAAAGGTGGCGAACCTCGAATCCGACTCAGATACGCGCTTGTTCACTGCCGAAGAGGTTGCCGCACTTCTTAACGCAATGAGGGAACGCCGATGAAGTCGCCTATCAAGATCGCGCTAACTGGTCGCCTAGCTTCCGGAAAAGATATCGCAGTAAATTACATCGTCACTATGTTCGACTTTCAGCCGTATAGGTTCTCTGCAAAAGGTAAGTCGTTCTTTTACGAACTGTTTCCCGAATTGAAAGACGAAAGTAAACCACGCCAGCCAATGAGAGATTTTATCGACGGCATCACGACTCTTCCGGTTCCGGGAGCCGAGTCTGTTTGGGTTGACTACACATTTCGCCAGATTGACGACCATATTAAACGTCAATGTTGCCAACAAGCAAAGGTATTAATTACTGACGTTAGAAAGCCGATCGAATACGCCCGTGTACGGAAAGAAGGATTTACGACCATCCGAATTACTGCGCCGGAAGACATTCGTATCGAGCGCGCAAAGAAGCGTGGCGATGAATTCGACCTCGCCGACTTGGAGCATCCGACTGAGCTTGCCGTTGATCATTTCGAAGTTGATTACGAAATTGAGAACGCAGGCAAGCCGGAAGAGTTATACGAGAAGCTGGACGCGATTATGGCGGAGCTACTCGTCTAACTGAAACGCGAATGTGTGCTTCGGATAGGCCAGATACGGCTGTTTTGACGCCTCGCCATCGCCGATCAAATAATAGCGTTGCGGAAGCTTATCGATATTAATGCCGATCTTACGCAAGAACGGCCATGCCGAAACATTACCGCGTTTATCGAACTTAAACGGTTTGGCGTCCGGCTGATTCACTAATTCGGGTTTGCCCACAACAATGCGCTTTTCAGCCGCGTCATATGCGACGGATAAATAAAACGGTCCGTCCATAGGCAGTCCGATGACGCGCCGCGCACCGGCCGAAATAAATAAACGTCGTTGCTTTTCGATTGTTATATACGCTTTGGTGTTGCGCTCAAAGTCGTTAGATATCCACGTAAGAGTCATATCGAGTCTCCTTACGAAAGTATTTACGTTAAGTATAGACGGATTAGTTACCGATAGTCAACAGTAGTGTGCGGATTGTTAACGAAGTTATTAACGAAAGAGGAGGCGGTTGTTATCGGAACAGTCAAAATCGATCTACACCGAAAGGATCGCGAATTTGAGGCGGCGTATGCGCTAGACAATGCGGAGGGTGTCAAAACGCTGCTCTCCGATTATCCGAAGTTCGTCAGCCGCAAACGACTCGGAGAATACGAAGCTGCCGAAGTGCTTCTCGATCTGCACAACGCGATCGAGCTTGCGAAACTGACCGACAGACAGCGCGAAGCCATCCGGCTCGTATATTTCGAAGATCTGACGCAAGTGGAGGCGGGAAAACGGATGGGAGTTGGCAAGGATTCGATTAATCATCTGATAAATCGTGCAGCCGATTCAATTGCGGATATTTACTACTATTGGGCGGGACATGGCGAAGGATACTCGACGGGAGGACGAATTAATGGATAAGGCGCTACTACACGAAATGATTACCGAATTACAGAAGCGAACGAAGGCTGGAGAATTGGATCGTATTGAACGTATTAAGGAAATTAACGCACTTGTGGAAGCATACCACGATTCAGTCGGTAAATCTCCGGACTCCACGGAACTTGAACATATGGCAAATCTTATTATCTACGAAGAGCTAACGAATCCCCATCCGGATAAAATGACCCGCGAAGAGTACCCGATCATGAGCGAGACACAGCGAGAGGAGCGTATTAAGTCTGAAGCTTCCGAAAAGCTCGCAGAAGAGTACGGGGCAGATGGTCGAAATTATAAAGTTCCGACGCGAAGAAAACGCTCTTCATACGAGGAAAAGTTCGTTGATAGGGTGGCTAGGGCTCGGAATAAAGAACGAAGAAACCGCTATAACGATTTCGTAAAAGGAAAATCCGAAGGACAATTTACGGTCAATATCGCAACGGGCGAAAAATTCATTCATTAGTTGTTCCGTTTTAATCCGTTTTGCTGGCTATACGTTATGAGGGCGCCAAATCCGCGCTCTTTTATTTTGCTAAAAAGGGGACGATATTTTGAAAAGATTACGAGTAGTAAACGCAGAGACAGGCGAGGACCTATCAACAGACTATACGCTCAGACACCGGAACCAGGACGAAGCTTTCCGGGAACAGCAGAAACAGACAACGGACAGACGCGACTTTTCCAACGCCAATATGTCTTATATTCACGAAGTCTATGACGCTCTCACAACGGCACAATGCGGGTATTTGATGTTGCTACAATGCTACGTCGACTATAACGGTGTTCTCGTTAAATCTAGCCGCGATAAAACTCCGATGAAGACAGCGGATATGATGTCCGTTCTACAGCTCACGAAAAAGCGTATGACATTCTACGATTTTCTGAACGCGTGTATTCAGCACGATATTATCCGGGAAGAAGGCGGCATATACTCGGTGAACGAGCGCTACCACTTCAAAGGTAACTTCGGTAGTCAGTACGTTGTCAAACTCTATACTGCGAAAATTAAGAAGGTATACAGCGAAGTGAAGGCGGCAGACATCGGCCTGATCTATCGGATGCTACCGTTTGTACACTACGAAACTAATGCGCTTTGCGAAAATCCTTTCGAGAAGAATCCGAAGCATATACGGTGGTTCAATAAGAAAGAGCTTGCGGTAGCGATCGGAGTAACGCCAGATACGCTTGGCCGCCGACTGAAGCAGATGAAATTCGACGGAGAGTTCGTTGTCGCGCGAATAAAGGTCGGCAGCGAACCGGAACGATATACGTTTAATCCTAACGTGTTTTATCGTCAGTCAAAGGCGCCGGATAAGACGCTACTTGCGATGTTTAACGTTAATAAGCCGTAGATGAACGAAAAAAAGCGCCTTAGACTGGCGCCTCTATCTCGTCTTAAATCCGTTCACAAAGCTCTCTCCGTCTTTCTCCGTGTTAATAAGCTGCTGGGCGCTTTGGCTGATTCGTTGAGCAAGCGCCTCTTGCGCTTTTCCTTCGAAGCTGTAGAGAAGCGATGAATAAACGCTGTTCATTTCTTTTTGTATATCGCCTATTTTAAACTTCGGTCTTAGTGTCGTTTTAATGCCTTCAAGCTTAGTTGCGGCCGTTACTCTCATGCCCGTTTTCAGCATTTGAAGCTGGTTGCGCCGTATGAAGAGGGTATCTTCTTGATCTCCGTTTAAGTTGTTGAGTGAAGCCAGTTTGTTGAAATTTTCCATTGTTTCATCTCCTAAAGTTTAAGCCAATTTGCCAGCATTTTATCTTTCGATTTAAAATCTTTTGCAATCTGCGCCAGGTACCCGCTGATGTCTTCTAAATCTGAAATCGTATTTTTTAATGAGGCGATGTACGCTTTTTCGGCATGAACATCGTAAAATAGCGGATTGCCTTTTTTGTCAAACGACTGCGCCAGGTTTTTCAGCGTATTGTTTACATCCTCGAGTGTCAGCTTGTCGTATAAACCGTGGCCGACCTGACGGTAGGTATCGTGCTTCAGGTCGTTGATCTCGGCGTCGTGTTCCTGATAAGCGTTTTCGGCTTCCCGTTTCATCGTCCGCAAGTCATCGATGATCGCATTTACTTTTTGCGCGAGCTGCTTGGCAACTTCGGGTGTTACTTTAATTGCGCCACTTCCGGAGGCAACTTCCGGTGGGAGCATCGCTTTTAAATTTTTGTCATAAACGAGTTCATCGCCCTCTATATTTTGAACGTTGCCGTTTTCGTCGAAAGAGAAATTCGACTTATTTATCCCATGTGTATCCGGATTTTGAAAGATTAGTGTATTAGCGAAATACAGAAGGTTTCTTCCAACCTGTTGGAGTTTATTGCCGTCAAGTCTTTCTTCGCGATTAGCCGTTGCAATAGAAGGGTCTTTTGTGTAGATGGTAGTCCCATTGTGGCGATCGAATTCGTCCCACCAACCGGCACCGACCATATCATCCGGATTAATGATAGATTTTACATAAGAGTTATAATCTCCGTTATTAATTTCTTTCTGTTTTTCATCAGAATGCAGGTGAACGATTGAGGGGCTATTAAACGCGACGGCATAGATATCATTGTTGACCGCGCTGTATTCAGCCTCTGCGCCGCCGAGCGAGTGTCCGGTGGTTGAAATAACTGTCGAGGTGCCTTTATACTTTTGTTTAACTTCCCGCACAAGTTGATCGGCTTGATCGATTTGCGATGTTTTTGTAATTAATTTATAATCTCCGGACTCAAGCATGGCAGTTTGTTCCATCGAACCAATATATCTACCGAACGTCTTAGACATATCTTTCGCATCTTTCTTGACGACATATTGTGTTTTATCTTTCGGATCGTTTCCTAAGACGATATGATTAATGTCTGCTTGCTCTACGTCACTTAACGGGTCCTTCCCCGGATCAGTTCCCGCAAAAGCTACAACGACGTTTTTGGGGTGGTCGGATTTCACCCACTTGCCGTTTTTATTTTCGGCCTGGGATAGAACGGCCGCATCTAACCCGGTGTCTTCGTCTGTTTTAATTTTATCAACATACCAGTAGGTGGCTCCGGAAACAGATGAATTTATCCGTATGTACTCTTTGTTTTTTAATTTTTTTCTGAGATAATCGTAGTTGTAAGAACGTTGGCTTATACGATAATAAGTCTCATCCGTAAGATTGGACTTCTTAATCTTCTTACTCAAGATATACAACACCTTCCGTGTAATGTAAAATAATAATAGGAAAGGAATGAATTTCATTTGAAAAAATACATTATTATCCTACTATTGTTAATTATAGCAGGTGGAGGGTTGTTTATGAAGCATCAGTATGATGTGAAAAAAGAAGAAACTGTTCTTTTTGAGAAGGCGAAAACTAAGATGACTGAATATCTACATAATGAGTACAAAGGTATTGATACTATTACTTATTATGATGATTACTTTATTGATCCAACCGGTGCTATCACCGTTGAAGGATATTTGAACGGTGATAAATCTAAAGAGTTCGACGGTTTATATGATCCGGCGAGTGATAAGATAGGAAGCTCGTCTGTAGATGCAGAAGAAAAATAGCCCACTCAATCGAGTCGGGCCTTTTTCGTATTTATATACTCTTTTTCATACCGCAACGTCGACACTCACGTAGGAAAACGCCATCCTTCACCGAACTTTTAAACAGCGTATAGTCGCAGTTATCGCAGCGCCCGTAATGGACGTCTGGGTACTCTTTATAATCGTATACAATCGTCGTATCATATCCTTTTGTTTCGTAATCCATTCGTCTCAACCTCCGACTATTAGGATACGACAATAGTACGGTCAATTCAACGCCATTCATGAAACGAAGGAATCCGCAACAAACCGTTTTTCGTCTTGAACCGGTGCTTGACGCGGCACCCAATTGGCTCGATGTAGGCGTATTTCTCCGTTTCTTCTACGATTAGCCGCTCCGCATGAAACTTCCGCCGCGCATCATACGGCATAAACTCCATAATGCCGGCATACTGGCCGTCCAGGTACGAAAGAAGCAGCGCATTGTCTTCCTTGCGGAGTCCTGATATCAGAACGTCAGTATATTCGTAGTTAACGATCTTCAGCCAGCGATCTGACCGCTTATTTTCCGCATACGGAGCGTTTGCCTGCTTCATAACGATGCCCTCGATCTTATTTTCGCGGACTAATTCGAAATAATCCGTAGCATGGCCGCGCACGCCCTCGACTATTTTAACGTTAGGATGATCGAGTTTTAGACCGGCCAGCAATTCTTTTCGTTCACTTAGCGGCTTAGACGTAACTGAAACGCCATTTGTTCGCAGGACATCAAAAACGCAAAATACTATCGGATGAAAATTCTTGCGCGACTGGAATCGTTCCATGGTGGCCTCAAAATCGCCGGCTCCTGTCGGACCAGGTACGATAAGCTCGCCGTCTAGTATGGTGCCGTCCGGTATGTCGAGCGTTAATAGTTCCGGAAATTTAGCGGTGACTTCGTTGTTGTGGCGTGTGTAGAGGCGGATTAAACCGTTATTCCTGGACGCGATCAGACGGATGCCGTCGAATTTGGTTTCCGTGATATAGTCGTCCGAGTTAAACGGCTCCTTTGCGGATTCAAGCAGCATGGGCGAAATAAACAAAAAGAATCACCTCGTTTCAGCGTAGTTACTATAATGATATAGTAAGAGGCCGCCGAGACAAAGTGATCCGGTTCCGGTAAATTATTCCTTTAGCTCTATTTTATATCATAGAATAGCTCTTCCATTATAATGTTAAATAGCTGAGCAGACTGAATGTTCTCTTTGTCTTGTTGGCTACTTCGTACAACCCAGATACTGTCGCTTCCTTTTACTTCAATTTTTACGTATGTATCATCAGGTTGATCTAATCTATTTGCGATAATCTTACTACCTTCGTATTTTATACTTGCTGTTTTTCCATCTAGTATTAATGATATCTCGTTTTCATCTGTTTCAGGGTCAAAACAGACTTTGCTTTCAGATACTTTAGAAATTAAAGCCCTTTCCATCATCTCTTGGAAGTTAAGCAAATGTCTTTTTATTATTATGAAAACCTTGAATGTGTTAATCTCTATTTGATATTTATTTCGTAAACTTTCAAGCAGTTGTTTCGACTTTTCGTTGTTTGCCATTATTAATCACTCCTTTTATATTTTTTGGATTTTCCGAGTTTGAAAAACTGGATTATGTGTCTGACATGGTACTCTCTCCTCTCGCAGTCGAATTCCTCATGTGTCCTACTCGTAGTATAGTTATATTATAGCATAATTGCCTTGTTAATCCTTTTTTGTAAACGAAAATTTTACCACGGAATTAAAGCGTATGAGCCGCCGGAAAGTATTGCGGGTATATTAGGGTATCGGCGGCCGCTTAACGCCTGATTTCGTGTGTTATTCGATAACCTTAATCGCTTTAAATCTGCTGCCATTTTCGTACTGATCCTTCGTAAAAATCACGCTAATCCGATCGCCTGGCTTTGCGTCCGTGGCTGCCGGATCGAAAGAGAAGCCGCCGTCGTCCGCTGAAACCGCGTAGTCTTTACCTTCGACAATTTCCTGGGCGTCCTTGGCTTCCGCTGCCATGTCGTCAGCCACGCGATAAGCAATATCGACATCTTCGTTTAGTTTGGCGGCGTAGATTCCGAGAGCCGCGTTGCCTGCGATTGATAGGCCGAGGATGGCCGTTAAGAGTTTCGTTTTATTCATCGTCATTACCTCCGTATCTGTTTGCGATTAAATAGCCGAGATTGAAGCCGATCTGATACGCTTTGCCGGCGTCAGGGCGTTGATATAGATCGAGAAGTTGATCGGCCTGCTGCGGTTTCAGCGGCGGTGTGACCGATTCCCCCTCGATCTAAAGAATAGAAGCGCGATAAAAACGACAGCCGAGCCGAGACCGACGTAGTCCAGGACGGAAAGCCGGCCGAAGTTCGTATCCGCAATCCAGGCGAGCAAGACGACGATTAACAAAATTTCCGTGGTATCAATTCGTTCCATTCGTGTTATAATTGATTGACAAGGGGCGAAATGCCCCTCGGTGTTTATTGTCGGCGACGGTGCTTCTTGGTCGGAGGCCGTCGCTCCTTACTTTCGGCTTTGGACTGATCGTCCTTTCGCATCTTCCGGATTTCTAAGACGATTTTTAGAATTCCGAGCCAAGTTGCGACGATTGCCGAAAGTTTCATCACGGTGTCAATCAATTACGTTCACCTCCTTTCGTTACCTTAAATATACGATATCGCATAACGCATGTCAATTGGATTTGCGGAAATTTATTCGTTATCGTATAATCGAATTATCAAAACGAGGTGAGTACGGATGAAAATAACGGTAAGACCGCGACTGTCGGAGGTAATGAACGCGAAAGGGTGGAAGCAGATTCCGTTGTCTGAAGCGTCAGGAGTTCCGCAAGGCAGCATAAGCCGGTTCGATAAAAACGAAAGGCATCTCGATTGGCACGTATTTGCCCTTGCGCGAACACTCGGCGTGGGTGTCGAGGAGCTATTCGAGGTGAAGATCGAAGACGCTGACGAATGATTGGCGTCTTTTTCTTCGTATATTAATACGTTTATATGAATAATAATACGATAGATATGACGGTTAGAGCTCGGGTGATTATCGGCATATTCTCAATTAGAATAACATAATTGATAATGAACACGACGTGATTCGTACAAATCGGCCAAAACCACGACTTTATTCGTACATGCGAAAATGGGGTTCGCGCTTACAGCCGCAAGGGATACAGCGATTTTCAGTCTGTAATCACTTCTTAGTCTTCTGAATCCGAAGACTAGCGGGAACTACGTTTCACTCCGTCCCGCAGAAACGCAATCATGTATATTGTATAAATAATTGTATCGCGATAAGGTCTTAATAATATCCGCGGACACGGAGGAGCGTAAGCGACGGAGTGGGCGCTATGTTTTAAAACATTCGAAAATATTCCGTTAATATATCAACTTTTACACGCGTAGTTGTCTATACGTTATGAGAAGGACGCTACAACTACGGAGCAACAACGGGCACTAGCCGCACACTTGGCGTCCTTTTAGTACATATTGCGGCGAAGTCATTAACGAGCACAAAGCGGAATGCGCAAATCACACGGAATTAGACGTTTTAGCCTTCTCCGAGGGTATTCGGTAGGGTGACGGTTAGAAGCGCTAATTTCGTGTAAATTCGAAGGGAGGGACGTAAGGGTGGCGAAATACAAGAAAAAGCCGGTTGTAGTTGAGGCGTTTAAATATGGCGCACCATGGCCGGATTGGTTCCACGACAAAGTAACGAGTAATGACGTTATTACACATGCGGCGTATGAAAGCGGAAGCCCGTTTGAACGAAATACCGGTCTTTGGTGCGAAATTAAAACGCTAGGGGGCGTTATGATCGCTAAAGAAGGCGACTATATTATTCGCGGAGTAGAAGGCGAGTTGTACCCGTGTAAACCGGATATTTTCGAAAAGACTTACGAAAGAGTTGACGAATAAAACGCAATCAGAACGAGGGCGATCCGAATAAGGGTCGCTCTTTTTGTGCTTGCGTTGCCTACGGGCCTTTCCGGAATGTGCTTCCGAGCCTTCCGGTGCGCAGGCGATAAAGAAACGAAAAAGGAGACGATGTGAATGGCGGAATCAAAGCGCGAATCAATCGGCAAAATTAAAATCGACTTGGATGTATCCGACGCGATAACCGGACTCAAGGCGGTTCAACGCGAAGCAAAGGCGGCGACTAAGGCGCTGGCCGAATTTCAGGACCTAGCTGAACGGCTCGGTGAGGAACCGTTAGCTGACGGTTGGGAGACGACCCGATCATTGCGGTCTATATTCGATAGGTTAGACGAAGAGCCTACCGTTTATCTGGTCGGAAAGGAAATTCGAAGGAGGAGCGCTGATGAGCGGTAAAATAACCGTTAAACTTACCGCCAGCGACGAATATGACGAACAGCTCGATGAATTGCGCCAAGCCTTTTTCGCTCTGTCCGACGGCCCTGAACAAGAAGAGTGGCGACTCGCTCTCGTTGTAGGAAGGACCGTTAGCGAAGCCAAAACGATATGGAAACGGGTGAAAACGAACTATCCGAGCTATAAGTACACGCAATTTGTATCGCGTAATCCTTACGTACTGGACGGCATAAATCCGGAAAACATATCGCTATTTATGCTACCGGGCTACGCGGATAATCCGATTGTAAACGATCCAATGTTTCGATGGATTATCGATAATGCAGCCGAAGTTATTTACGTTGAGGAGGGGGCGGATGAGTAACGTTGTAGCGCTGAACAGCAGAGACCAACCAGACCGCAAGCCAATGCCGAATGACAAAGCCGCGCTCTTAGACAATCCGCAAGGGTTCGAGGTATACAGTCGGGAGCTTATGCGCAAGGTATTTCCGCGTTTGATTAACGAAGCTTATGATGTAGTCTATGCGGACTACAAACGAAAGCCTGAGATACGCGATGTGGTGGCGTTTTACTTTCTGTTGCAGTCGTATATCGACGGTAACTATACGCGCAGTGACGGAAGCCTTAACGATAGGTTCGGCGCTTGCTTCTTAAACTACGAAACTATTCAGCAGCACCTTCGCGTCGATCGTAACCGGATTAATCTGCTGGCCGCGATCTTAGAGACTAACGGAATCATACGAACGACCGGACATTACGAAGGGACAAAGCGTTTCAAGTGGTACTTTCCGTCGTTCTGTCCGCACATAACTGACGATGGATATATCGTTAATGAGTTCGGCGAAACGGTGAGGCCGGACTTCAGTGTGTACTTGCCGAAGCGTCGAAAACGTTGATATGACGCATAGTATGTACAGGACATACTACCGGTAATATGCGCAGGACATACTATCGATCGTATGCACAGGACGGATTGTAAAAAGAGAAAGAAGTAAAAGAGCAATATGTAAAAGAGAAACAAATAATAGCGTCTCTATTCGCTGCGCTCATACGATACGCAGATATTAGTAGTCTATTAAGTACCTTATCGCGATAAAGAACTTATATAAAAGATAAAGACAAAGTGCAACGATATTGGTGGGGCGCGTCGGATTGGTAAATCACCGTAGAGTGATTGACACTTTAGTACGAGAAAGGAGGGATGACGTTGGCTAATCCGATTAATGCTGCGCTTAATGCGGTCAAGTATATACGTAGTAAGTACGGCAGTACGTCCGGCAGTACGTCCGGCAGTACGTCCGTATCTACTAAGCCTTATACCGGCTATGTAACGCCTATCACGTTTACTACAGCGAAGCGAGAGAATTACGTTAAGGTAAAGCTTCCGGGATACAGTACGGAAGAAGAACGGGAGGCAACGAAAAGCGTCATATCCGGACTAATGAACGATGGAGCTAACGAGTTTATCTTTGCGGTAAATGACGATGGAGGATTAGAAGTACGCTATAAACGGAAGGAAACGGAGGGATAGCGTTGGAGGTCAAACCTAAACCGAACTTACTAACGATAGAACTAACGGATGAACAATCGATACCGCGCGTTGTATATAAGGGCGAAGAGATTACCGGCCGTATTGCGGTAGACTTCGAGTGGCGGACTAAAAACGATAAACAGATCGGTGGTACTTATTTCCGTATCAAGCACGCCAATACATGTACTAAGCTTCCGGTAACAGAGACAAAGGAATTGTGCGTAGGAGAGAAGGCCTGTGAATAGAGAACGTAAGCAGCGCTATAGATACCTACGAGAGCAACGAAGAGAACGCGACTATGAGCTTGGACTTATACAACTGGCTGGCCGTCCGTTCTGCAAGCCATCCATAACGATAGTACCAGGGCGCAATGCGCTAACCCTATCGAGATTCATGGCGGGGGCAAGGCGATGAGTAACTACTACGACAGACATAAGCGTGACCCGGAAGCACGTGCTTTCTATAAGTCTACAGCCTGGGCTAAGTGCCGAGCCTTAGTGCTCAAGCGCGACCATCACCTGTGTCAAGACTGTCTCGCAAATAAAACGATCACTAAAGCAGAGACTGTACACCACATAAAGGAGCTGCGAGAATACCCTGAATTAGCTTTAGATGCATCAAATTTGGTCAGCCTTTGCAATTCCTGCCACAACAAACGCCATCCGGAGAAGGGACAGAAAAGTGCCAAAACAGAGAGGAAACAGAGAAAAATTAGAGTTGTAAAGACAGAGGCTAACCCTGAAATATAGCCCCCTCCCCTCTGGACTAAAAAACAAAAATACAAGGGACCGGCGGGCCCCCTTCGCTTGTTGCGCGACCAGAAATTTTACATTAAAGGGGGGTCTCCCCGAATGAAAGGAGTGTTTTAATGGCGGTACCGACAGCGAAAAAAATCCGGGAATACCTCGGAGACAGGTATAAAGAATCGGATGAAGAACTGATCGAACTCTACGTTGACACTCATAAGTTTTACCGCCGACTAAAAAAGGAAGTAGCCGAGAACCCTTTAATGATGCGGCATACGAACAAAGCAGGCGCGGAGAACCTTGTCAAAAATCCGTTAGCGATTGAGCTTACGAAGACGGTGACGACGTTAAACAATCTTCTGAAATCGCTCGATCTTACGCCGGCTCAAAGAAAAGAATTAAACGCGGGCGGTGAAGAAAATGACGACGGTTTCGATCAGCTCTAACCCGACAGACATCGAAAAATGGTATAAAAACTGGCTAAAAACGCAAAAAATAGCCGGATTTATACGCGAAAAACCGGCGGAAAAGTTGCTTACAACATGGTATGCGGAAAAAGTAGTCTCCGGGGAGATAATCGCAAGTAAGAAAAATATTCTCGCTTGTAAACGACATCTTCGCGATTTAAAACGCGCAGGAACAGACGAATTTCCATACGTTTTTAACGAAGAAAAAGGGCATCGCCCCATACAGTTTATCGAGAAGTTTTGTAAACCGTCTCAAGGACAATACAACAGTTTGACGCTTCAACCGTGGCAACATTTTGTGATCGGATCACTGTACGGTTGGGTTCATCGCGATACCGGCCTTCGGAGATTCCGTGAAGGCCTTGTTTTTGTTGCGCGGAAGAACGGAAAAACAACGAAAATCAGCGGTTTAGCCAATTTTGCGATAACAAAGGACGACGAACCGGGCGCTCGGGCCTACGTCTTAGCAAACTCGAAGCAACAAGCGGGTGTTTTATTCGAGGAAAGTCGTGCAATGGTTCAGAAGTCACCGGTACTTCGGAAGCGTCTGCGCGAGAATCAAAAAGGCATCTATCATGACGCGTCTATGAGTCAGATCGAGGCGCGGGCGTCTGATAGCGAAAAGTTAGACGGTTTGAATACGCATCTCGGCATATTCGATGAGATACACGAATTCAAAGATTCAAAATTGATCAGCGTAATCAAGAACTCAAGGGCAGCTCGACGGCAGCCATTAATTATCTACATCACGACGGCCGGATATCAACTCGACGGGCCTCTCGTCGAATATTACGAAATTGCTTCCGATGTTTTGGACGGATCTAACGTTCAGGAGCGGAATTTTTACTTTATGGCCGAATTAGACGACATTTCTGAGGTGGAAAACCCGGAAATGTGGATCAAAGCGAACCCTAACATTGGAGTAACGATGGATATTCCGTCAATGATTCAGGACTTCAATGCAGACCGCCACGTACCTCGTGAATACAACGACTGGCTGGTCAAACGGTTTAATATCTTCGTGGATAACGGAGAGGAAAGCTTCATAGACTTCGAAGTCATCAAGCGCAATAACGGACATGTCGATCCGGAATCGTTGCGTGGTATGAGATGCATTGGCGGCTTCGACTTATCACAAACGGAAGACTTTACAAGCGCGTGTCTGGAGTTTTTGCTGCCGGATAATCGCGTTTTTGTTTTGTCTCATTCGTGGGTACCGGCGGCAAAAGTACAAAAAGATAACGAAAAAATCGACTACCGTGGGTTTGAAGCCGACGGTTTTTTGACGATTATACCCGGAAATTACGTTCAGTACGAGTACGTTTACGACTGGTTCGTTGAAATGTCGCGTAAATATCAGATCGATAAGATCACGTTTGACCCAGCGAATGCGATGCGATTGGTTCACGATCTTCAAAACTACGGATTTCAAACCGAAGTTGTGCGACAAGGGTACATTACTCTGAGTGACCCGTTAAAGCATATCAAAGAATTATTGCTTGACGGAAACGTCGTTTACAACGAAAACAAGCTTTTCACATGGTATCTAAACAACGTCAAGCTCGTCGAAGATCGGAACGGTAACTGGTTGCCGACTAAACAAACGAGGTACCGGAAAATCGATGGCTTTGCGGCTTTTCTGAACGCACATACACAGGTTTATCTCGATATGACGAAGCCGGTTGAGGGCGGAAGCGTCGGATTTATCTCAATTAGCGATCTATTAAACGGTTAGGAGGTGAGAAATTGGGCTTTTGGAGCAATGTTCGGAATTTTTTTCGCAAACCATCCGATGTCAAGGCGGAAACGAGAAGAGATCTAACACACTGGTTTATTCCTCGTGCTACTATTCTAGGAAATTACGGAGAACATGCGCTAGTTGACAACGAAACGGTTTTCTCGGCTGTGTCGCGATTATCAAACACAATGTCAAGCCTACCGATCAAAGCGTATAAAAATTATCAACCGATTGAGTCTCAGGCTTCCGAGCTTCTGACATACGCGCCGAATCATAACATGACATCCGGGCAATTTATCGGCCTTTTGGAGACGCATCGGGCCGTATATGGCAATGCTTACGCAATAAAACGGTACGGAATGCGCTATGAAGTCGTCGGATTAGAGGTTTTGGATCCTTCGAGAGTGCAGCCGGTGATTGAAGAGACTACTCGTGAACTTTGGTACGAGATTTTAGGAGACAACGGAAATTATTTCGTTCACAACATGGACATGATTCACGTTAAATATACGTCGGTAGACGGGTTGAAAGGAATCTCACCGCTAAAGGTTCTGCGGAACGCTCTCGACTTTGATCGCGACGTCCGGCTGTTCAGTCTCGAACAAATGGACGGAGCAAAGATATCGTTCATTCTGGAATTGGCGAATCAGCTCGACGATACACGCAAAGAAAAGATGTTAGAGAACTTTAAAAGTTTCTATAAAGACAACGGAGGCCTCTTAATTCAGGAACCGGGGGTAAAAATACGCGAATTAAAGAAGGAATTCATCGATACAAAGGCGTTTGAGGTCGAAAAAGTGACACGTTCAAGAGTCGCGCAGGCCTTTAATATTCCGTTGTACATGCTTGGCGAGACACAAGGCAGCGTCTCCAATATGGAGCAGCTTTATATCGATTATGTACAAGGCACGCTAATGCCTATCGCAACTCAATACGAAAAAGAATTTAACCGGAAGCTGCTGACCGAAAAGGAACGCAAGTCCGGTTATTATTTTAAGTTCAGTATGAACGCGTTACTGCGTGGGGACATGCAGACCCGCGGTAATTTTTATCAACAAGGTATCCGGAGCGGCTGGTTTAAGCCGAATGAGGTGCGTGCGTGGGAGGATTTGCCGCCAGAAGAGGGCGGAGATACGCTTTATTTAAGCAAAGATTTATTCCCAATCGACCAGGTTGCGCAACAGAAAATAACATCGGCGGATGTACCGACGCCTCCAACGTTAGAAATTAACGAAGGTGATAACGAAAACTCGAAAGGAGGTGAGGACGATAAAGAAGTTCTGGGAAATCAAAGCGGCGAAGAATGACGCTAAAACAGGCGAGATTTACATTTACAGTGAAATCAGTTCGGCCCAGTTCTGGGGTGACGAAGTGACTGCGCAAACTTTCAAGGAGGATTTAGACGGACTTGGCGAAGTTTCTGCGCTAAATATCTATATCAATTCGCCAGGTGGCTCTGTTTTCGAAGGGAATTCGATCTACAACATCATAAAGCGGCACAAAGCCCATGTTAACGTCTACGTCGACGGGCTGGCTGCCTCTATCGCAAGTGTCATCGCAATGTCCGGTGACACTATTTTTATGCCCGCAAACGCGATGATGATGATTCACAACCCAATCATTACCGTCAACGGAAACGCTGAAGAGCTTCGTAAGTGGGCTGACGACATGGATCGCATTCGCGAAAGTCTTATCGAAGCTTACCTCGAAAAAGCAGGCGGAAAACTCGATCGTGATCGTTTGATCGAACTTATGGACGCAGAAACGTGGCTGTCGGCGCAAGAATGCCTCGATTTAGGGCTGTGCGATTCTATCGAAGCTCCTAGCACTGCCGTTGCGAAAGTAGACACGCAGTTATTTGCGAAGTACCGGAACACTCCGGAATCACTTCTTAATCAGACGAAAGAGGACGAAAAGCAGGCGGAAAAAGAGCGCCTGTTCCGTGAGCAGCTTATCGCGGAAGCACAAACGAATTTACTAAAACTTCAAAACGGGGGAATCATTTAATGGAACTATTTGATCTGAAGGCAAACTTAAACACTGTAGGTACACAATTAGCATCGGTTGAAAAAGAAATCATGAACAAAGCAGCCGACCCTAACGCTTCTATCGACGAAGTACGGTCTTTAAAACAAAAAAGAGACGATCTTAAAGAACGCATGGATATCCTGCAAAACCAACACGATGCTTTAGAGCAGGAACAAAAAGCTAAAATTCAAGCAAGCCTTGAAAAAGCAAAAGCAGGCGCGTCTGCTGGACTTAACAGCGAAGATCCAAAAGTTAAGAAAATTTCTGCTAAAGCTGGATTAATCCGTGCAACAATGCGAAAAGAAGTACCGGCTCCTGAGGTACGTGCTGCGTTAGGAGATAATAACGGAACAGGCGGGGAAAAACTCCTTCCTAAAACAGTTTCGGAAGAACTTATTCACGAACCTTTTGTAAAGAATCCGTTGCGTGAGCTTTCAACGTATACGAGTGTAACAAATCTCGAAATCCCTAAAGTTGATTTTTCCCTTGACGATGATGACTTCATCCAAGACTTGCAGACTGCTAAAGAACTTGAAGTAGACGGAGATGTAGTTACTTTCGGACGTCGCAAATTCAAAGTCATGGCAAAAATCTCCGAAACTATTTTGGCAGCTACTGATACTGATCTGGTCGCTACAGTTGAGCGCGCTTTACAATCCGGCCTAGCTGCAAAAGAGAAAAAAGTTTCTTTCGCAGTAACACCGAAACAGGGAGAAGAGGAAATGTCCTTCTACGCTGCCGGAATTAAGCAAGTATCTGCGGAAGATAAATATAAAGCAATCAAAAAAGCTATTGCTGATCTTCCGGAGGACTTCCGTGAAAACGCAAAAGTAATGATGACATACGCAGACTATCTCGAAATCATTGAAACTTTGGCTAATGGAAGTGCAACTCTTTACGGTGCACAACCGGAACAAATCATCGGTAAACCAGTTGAATTCTGTGACGCTGCGGTTGATCCTATCGTCGGTGACTTCCGTTACTCTCACTTCAACTATGATCCAGCAATCACTTACGAAAGCGATAAAGACGTTAAAACTGGCGAAAATGTATTCGTTCTTACTGCGTATTTCGATCACAAAATTAAACTGAAATCTGCATTCCGTATCGCTAAAGTAGACACTACTCCCTAAAGCACCCCAAGGGCTAAAGGCATCTTCGACTGACTCATCGGTGTCCCTAAGTTGGGATGCCGTAGCCTTTGCTGGGGGAATCAAAGAATACGAAATCTTTAGGGACGGGGTTTCCGTCGGGACCCGCGTTGGCACGTCGTTTAATGAGAGTGGTTTAAAGCCGGAAACTACGTATAAATACCAAGTTCGGGCGATCTCAATGGCGGGAAATCCATCGGAGCTGAGTGACGAGCTTTCCGTTACAACAGAGTCGACGCCTGTTCCTGATCCGGAAAGCATCAGCGTCAGTCCATCGTCTAAGACATTAAACGTAGGTGAGACGCAGCAAATTACCGCAACAGTATCGCCTAGTGGGGCTGATCAGGGCGTAACATACACGTCAAGCAACACGTCAATCGCAACGGTGACTAGCTCCGGTAAGGTAACTGCGGTTGCAGCTGGTTCTGCTACGATTACTGTAAAATCGAAAGTGAAGACAACAGTTAAGAATACCGTATCGATCACTGTCGTCGACCCGGCGCCGTCTGGCGGTGAGTAAACATGGATATATCTCTGGATGAGGTAAAAGAATATCTGCGTATTGATGGAGATGAGGAGGATTCCCTTATCTCCTTTTTTATTTCCGCAGCGAAGACGCATCTGGAAAACGCCGGTGTAACCGACAAGGAATCTGAATTATATAAATTGGCCGTCCTCATATACGTCACAGACGCGTATGAAAATAGATCAACGGCATTGAGTGGAAATAAAGTAGCTGGAATCGTATTGCAACTGAGGTGATCTCGTGAAAACAGGCGATTTTAACAAGCGAATCACATTTCTTCGGTTTACCGAAACGACAAACGGTGAGGGATTCGAAATAAAGGAATGGTTACCGGTTGCGACCGTCTGGTCAGCGGTTAAGACGGTCCAGGGGCGTGAATTTTACCAGGCTGGCGCAGTACAGGCGGACAGAACAGCACGATTTGTTATTCGGTATTCAAAACGGATGAAGTCGCTTCTTAGAAATGACTTGCGCATTTCATACGCGGGAAGGACGTTCGAAATAGAAAGCTTTATAAATGACGATGAACGTAACGTCACCTTTACGTTAGTGACGAAGGAGGTCGGAATCAAATGAGCATTCAGATTTCCGGGCTTGACGAAGTAATGCGAAACATCCAACGTATGGGCAATCGGGCTAATTCATTAAAATCCGGCGCATTAGATGCCGGAGCAAAGCCTATCTATAAAACTATGGAAGATAACAACCCAAGTAAAAGATACAAGATCGCTGTCGAAAAAAGTAAGTCAGACGAAGTAGTAATCGGTCCTGAAAAAGACTTTTTCACAGCGCATTTTCTTGAATTCGGCACAAGCCCACACCTTATAAAACTGCGAAAAGCCAAGATACAAACAGACGGCCAAGTTGTTTACGGTAAGGAAATTAACCACCCAGGGCACGCTCCTCGACCATTCGTTGAGCCGTCTTTTATTGCGTCTAAGGAAGATGCGCAACAAGAGATTGTTAACTACCTGAGAAGGAATTTATTGCCATGAGTCTACGGAGTCTAGTAATGGCGACTTTAAAGGATATTGGCGTACCTGTTCGATTTATTACGTATTCGGGCGACGAGGATACGTACATTCTCTTTTATGTTTATACCGTATCTGACGCACTTTCAATGGAGGATGAAGAAACTTTCGCTAATCACTATGTTCAGATTAGTATCTTCACAAAAGACCCGACAAAATATTCAGAATTAGAAAAAGAGGTAAAGAGCCGGCTCAAACGAGCTGGCTTTTTTCGTTCAAACGAGCAGGACCTTTATGAAAACGAAACCGAGCTTTTTCACAAAGTCTTGCGTTATGGGACGACACTAAATACGGAAGAGGAGTGAAGCAACCTATGGCAAAAGGCGTACGCGTAGGTTTAAAAAATATACACTTTGCGAAAATTCTAACGGAAGATGAGAACGGAGTTACTTACGATACTCCGGTTAAAATCGGAAATGCGATCGAAGCAAGTATCACACCGAACACAAACAGCGAAACTCTATATGCTGATGACGGCCCTTCAGAAGTTGAATCTTCGTTGGGAGAAACGGAAGTTGAAATCGGTATCGATCAATTATCAACTACTGCACAGGCGTTGTTGCTCGGTCACACTATTCTTAGCGATGGTGTACTAGAGAAGAAAGAAACGGATATCGCACCGTACGGAGCGTTGCTTTTTGAGTCAGCTACTACTGGAGGGAAATCTAAACTTTACGCGCTATATAAAGGGAGATTCCAGCCGCAAGAGGAGTCTTTTGCAACTAAAGGAGATAGCCCGGAATTCCAAACCGACTCTATTTCTGGTGTATTTGTACGACGCGATCACGACAAGGTTTGGCAACGTAGCGTATTTACGGGAGATGAGGGCGTGAAAGCAGAGGTTATTGAAAACTGGTTTAAGAAAGTTTACGAACCAACAACCTCTACTCCCTGATGCGCCCCAGAATCTACGGTACGACAGTACGACAGATTCTATTACAGTTGAATGGGATCCCGTAGATGGGGCGACTTCATACAACGTTTACAGAGGCGCAGACAAGAAATTCGCTGAAAACGTGACGCAACCTAAGTATGTAACAACCGGCATGAGTCCGGATACTAAACTCACAATTAACGTAACGGCTGCTAATGAGTCCGGCGAGTCTCCTATGAGCGAAATTGTGACACAAACGAAGACGAAAATAGAAACGGAGAGCTAAGTTTTTAGCTCTCTTTTTATTAAAAAAATAAAGAAATTAGGAGTGTGGGTTATGCAAATCACATTAATGATTGATGGTGAAGAGAAGGTATTTCAAGCACCTTTCGTAAAGGGGCGTATGTTGCGGGAAGCTATTAAACTTTCGAAGTCGAGCAACTTTGATGATTTGGATGTTGAAGATTTGGACGCATTGGTAGGTTACGTAGTCCGAGTTTATGACGAACAATTCGATATCGATCAATTTTATGACGGGATTTCTTCTGAAAAACTAATTCCTACAATTACGGAAACAATCCAACAAGTCGTTGGAACTGTAGCTGTTCCAAATGAACAAGTTGGCGAGAACAAAGAAACTGAAGCGCAGGCAATCGGTGAGGTAAAAAACTAACACCGGGGTAAATTTTACCCCTTGATGTTTTAGATCAACTTGATAGGGATCTCAAAAAGCTCTATCTCGACAACTCCGAAAAACCCTCGGATATCTATTACCTAGACGAAATGGACATCGGGTGGTTTTGCGAACTAATGAATTTTAGTGATGGTGGTAGCTCTCACGGAAGCGGAAAAACACAACAAAAACTCGGCTATATCGATCAGATACCGGGTTTTTAGAAGGGAGGTATCGGAGATTTGGCGACTGAATCAGTCGGATCTATACGCGTTAGTTTAGGTCTAGACAACATTGACTTCTCTCGCGGCCTACAGGACGTTAACAGAAAATTAAAGGTACTAAACTCGGAATTCAAAGCGGCAATGGCTGGAGCTGGCCGATTCGATAACAGCCTGGATTCATTGCGTAATAAGACCGACATATTAAATCGGACTTTACAAACGCAAAAGGCGAAACTTAACGAGTTGAAGCGGCAATATGAAGAGAGCGTAAGGACGACGGGAAGGTATTCGGCACAATCTGAAAAGCTCCTCGCCCAGTATAATCGAACTGTTGCAGCGGTTCGGAAAACTGAGGATCAATTAGACCTTCTTAACCGTAAAATGCGAGAGCAGAGCAACGGCTTCAGTCAATTAGGCGCTAAAATTAGCGCAAGCATTAAGACGATCGATACGAAGTTACGCGTATTGGATTCGTCATTTGAGGCTGCATCAGCCGGCATAAGGGATTTCGGTTCTACTACCGAGCAACTACGACAAAAATCGGAACATCTTACGCAATCGATCTCGTTACAAGAGCAGCGTCTTAAAAACATCCGCCGATTGTATCTCGAAGCTAAACGAGCAAAAGGCGAAGATGCTCAGGCGACTCAAGAATTGCGCGTTCAAATGAATCAAGCGACGGCACAACTTCGAACAACTCAAGCCGAACTGGCCGCAACAAACCGGCAGATCCAATCGAACACAGGCCGTTGGAACGAGCTCGGCAACCGGATGGGCGAAGTCGGAGATCGGATGCGGGACGTTGGCGGTCGGATGCAATCTGCGGGATCTGAAATCGCGATGTCATTCGGCGTAGCGACAGCGGCTTTAGGCGGAGGTCTTGCGGTTTCAACGAAAAAAGCGATGGACTTCGAGCAGCAGATGTCGAGCGTGAAGGCGGTCATGAATCCGGCAGAAGCCAACCAATACAGCGCTGCCCTTACGGAATTAGCCATTAAACTCGGTGCTGATACGAAATACAGTGCGCTTGAAGCTGCGCAAGGTATGGAAGAACTCGTAAAGGCCGGTGTATCTACGAAGGACATACTGAATGGCGCACTTAAGGGCGCGCTATCGCTTGCGACAGCGGGAGAGTTAGAGCTTGCGGATGCGGCGGAAATTGCGTCGACTGCACTGAATGCGTTTAAAGACGATAACATTAGCGTTGCACAGGCAGCAGATATTCTCGCAGGGGCCGCAAACTCTTCTGCAACAACGGTTGGAGAGATGCGGTATGGTCTTCAAATGACATCCGCAGTAGCGGCTGGAATGGGTCTTTCTTTTAAAGACACGGCTACTACATTGGCTCTTTTCGCTCAGAATGGACTGAAAGGGTCCGACGCAGGTACTTCAATGAAAACGATGTTAAGTCGTTTAGTACCTATGACAAAGGCTCAGTACGAGACAATGCACGATCTTGGTCTAGTCACCCTTGATACTTCCGAAGCTTTTAAACGTATGGCTGATAAAGGCTTCAAACCAGCGAGTAAAAATATCGGCGATATATACGAGGCACTTAACAAGTATGTTGAAAAGACGACAGGAGCGAAGCAAGGGACCGAAAAGTTCGAGAAGGCCTTTGACAAAGCCACTCGGAGTCTTGGAATCATGGACAATAAATTTTTTGATGCTAACGGAAATATTCGGAGTATGACAGAAATATCTGGAGAGCTTTCTAAAGCGCTTGACGGTTTGTCCGCAAAAGATAAACAAGAAGCCCTTTACAATATTTTCGGTAGTGACGCTATTCGAGGCGCGTTGATTCTTGGTAAGGAAGGAAGTAAAGGCTTCGATAAAATGGCGGCTGCAATGGATAAAATTAAGGCCGATAATGTTGCTGCTGAAAAAATGAATAACCTTAAGGGTAAAATCGAAGAGCTTTCCGGTGCCGTAGAAACTGCACAAATTTCATTTGGTAATGCGCTAACCCCAGCTATCTCTGCACTCGTTTCTGTGCTTCAGAGCGCGACGGACTGGTTTAACGGTCTATCTAAAGGAATGCAATCGTTCGTAGCTATTTCTTTAGTGGTTACAACTGTAATTATGGGCATTGTTGCAGCGTTAGGTTTTTTAATGCTAGGTGTCGGCCAAATGATATCTGGACTCGGGACTGTAAGCGGTCTTTTAAAAGGTTTGATAAAAAGTGAAAAGTTTATAAAGGTTTTAGGTGTTGCATTCGGAGCACTTACGAGTCCGATCGGCCTTACGGTTCTTGGCATAACCGCGGTAGGAGCAGCACTTGTAATCGCGTACAAAAAGTCTGAGAAATTCCGTAATTTTGTGAACGGTGCCTTTGAGTCAGTTAGAAATGTGACGGTTACGGCATTCAGCAGTATTGCGGCAGTGGTAGGCGACACATTTAATTTTATACAAAAAGCTTCGGTAGCCGGATGGGAGAGATTTGCTGACGGCGTCTCCGTTATTGTTCCGGCAGTACGACAGCGATTTGCTAACGTGGTTAATTCGATAGGTGAATTCGTTTCAAACATCGGATCGTCGATCGCAGATAGATTCGGTTCCGGACTAGCGGATAGAGCCGGCTCCGCAGTAGATTTATTCATTCAGAATTTAAGGGCTGCGTTTTCGAGCGTGGGCGGAATCATATCGATTTTAGCGCCAACCGTGACTGCGTTAGGGCTGGCGATGGCCGGAGTTTCCGGATCTATTGGTTTTGTCATCACCTCTCTTGTTAGTCTAGCCGGTTTTTTATTCCGACTATATCAAACAAACGAAGAGTTTAGAGCGTCTGTACAGAACGCCTGGTCACAGATTATGTCGGTGATCGGTAACGTTGTAGTTGCGATTCAGCCAATCATAAATCAATTTATCGGGTATTTTTCGGATATTGCAGCAGAGCTTGCACCTGAATTCGCGAAAACGGGCGAAGTCATAATGTCCAGCATTAGTTCGTTAGGACCAACGTTTACTGAGCTCGGAAATGCTTTTGGGGAATTGTGGACAACGTTAGGTCAATCATTCTCTGAAATTGCGGTTCAGATAGCGCCGGTAATCCAGGAATTAGGCGTGACTTTCGCGGCGTTTCTACCGCAAGTTGTAACTTTGGTTGGACAGTTGATTCAGACATGGGCATCTTTCCAAGTCCAATTCGCACAACTTATTATGCAAGTCGCATCGGTACTATTGCCAATGTTAGCTCAAGCATTTACATCTTTGCTTCCGCTGATTTTACAAATCGTATCGTCTGTACTTCCAATAGTGCTACAGTTGATTCAGTCCCTTGTTCCAGTAGTAACCACTATTGCGACTACCTTGTTACCAATTTTGCTACAGGCGTTTCAATCAATTTTCCCGCCAGTACTGGCGATAATTCAGTCTGTAGTGCCTATCGTCGCTAATCTGTTAACATCAGTTGCTCAAATCTTGAGTCAGTTGGCTGTAACCTTGCTACCACTCATTCTGCAAGTTGTTCAGGCTGTTTTCCCTGTTGTAACAAGCATCATTCAGATTGCCATGCAGGTAGCCGTAACGGTTTTACAGTTAGTGGCAACTATAATTCGTACTGTTCTTATCCCAGCGATCCAATTCGTGCTGAAAATTGTGCAAGTCGTGTTCCCTGTAGTTGTTAGTGTAATCCAAAACGCACTCAATATCGTGATCAACGTAGTTAAGTTTTTCACTGCGCTACTAAAAGGCAATTGGAGTGCGGTCTGGAATGCGATACTTGGGATTCTGAAAAGTATTTGGAACATAATCACCGCAGTAATCCGAGGAGCTGTAAATGTAGTCCTCACACTCTTTTCTGGATTGGTCAATGGGGCAGTTAGCGCCTGGAATTTCTTGAAGGACAGAACAGTAGGTTTGTTCAAATCAATCGGGAAATTTGCGGCCGACACGTTCCACAACATGATCGAGGGAGCAAAGGCGCTACCAGGTGAAATTGGTGACGGAATAAAAAATATGGCCGGCAGAGCTCTATCCGGAGTTAAATCTCTAGGAAATACGATGATCGGCGGACTTGAAGGAATTATCAATGGCTTGACGCAAAAAGGGATTAACAAGCTACTCGATACATTCGGGGTGGATAAAAAACTCCGGATCCCTAAACTCGAAATTCCGAGGTTCGCTAAAGGTACGCCAGCAGGTGGGCACAAAGGCGGTCTTGCTATCTTAGGAGATGGAGGCGGTCCGGAGTTATTCCGTACACCTTCCGGTTTCACAGGTTTAAGCCCTGGAACCGACACGCTCTTTAATCTGCCAAAGGGGACGCAAGTCTTGCCGCATAAAGAAACACGCGAGGTACTATCTTCTGGAATCCCCGCATTCAGGAAAGGTACGAAGAACAAAAGTTTCTTCGATTCTGCTATCGATGTTGGAAAATCCGCTGTTGATGCGGGTAAAGCTGCCGTAAACAGTGTTAAGGATTTCGCTTTTGATGCGTGGGAATACGTAAGCAATCCGTCAAAACTTATCGCTAAAACGATAGAAAGTCTCGGACTGAAGTTGCCGGATATTTCCGGAGCTTTCGGGACAATTGCGAAAGGTGCCTTCGGTAAAGTCAAAGATTCCGCCGTCAGCTTTATGAAAAAGAAACTCGCTGACTTTGGTGGAGCTTTCGGAAGTGGCGATAAAGCGTCCGGAAACGTTAAGCAATGGATTCGGGCGGCGATGGCTAAAACGAATTCGCCAGCTTCTTGGTTCGCCCCACTCGTTACAATTGCGATGAAAGAGTCCGGAGGCCGTACGGGTCCGTCTACAATTAACCGTTGGGACTCGAACTGGAGACGTGGTACACCGTCAATGGGTCTTATGCAAACGATCAAACCAACGTTTGATGCGTATAAGCTTCCGGGCATGGGCGACATCATGAATCCGGTCCACAACGCGGTTGCGGCTATCCGTTATATCAAATCTCGCTATGGAAGCCCGTTTAATACTCCAGGCATCAGATCGATGGCGAAAGGCGGTCCGTACAAAGGATATAAAATCGGCGATATTGTGACGCAAAAGCAGCTCGCCTGGATTGCGGAAGAAGGTCCAGAAGCGATTATTCCGTTGCAAAACCATAGGCAGCGGGCGCAGCAATTATGGACGGCGGCAGGAAGAGAAATCGGTATGGATCCGTCTGGTGGAAGTAACGAGGAGGAAATTGCTTTGCTACGGGGACAAAACGCATTACTGCGCCAAACCAACACGTTGCTAACAGGTATTCTACGTAAGGATCCGAATGTTATTGTCGACTCGACGGCGCTTACAGACAGTGTAGAAAAAGGCCAAGCACAGAACATCGGATTCAATAAATTGTTGTGGGGTGATCGATAATTGGCGTACCTGACGATTATAAAGAACGGTGAGACTATCGATCACCGTAAGTACGGCTTAAAGCTTTTGAGCTTTCGTAAAGAATCATTAACACACCGGACTAACTACGAGGAAGTAGACGGTCGTCACGGCACGATTGATACCGGAACAACGTTCGGTGAGCGAAAGCTCAAAGCGAAGTTTATGATTCAGGGCGTAGACCATCTCGATTACCAATTGGTGATCGATGAGGTTTACGCTTTATTTGCGTGCGAAGAACCTATAGAACTAATCGATTCGAGACAGCCCGGAAAAGTGTGGACGGTAAAACCGAGCAGCACCTTCGAGCCAGAAGACGTAAACCCAAGGACCGGTACATTTGAAATTGAATTTACGTCTCCGATACCGTTTGCGAGTTCAGTCGGTTCGACACTTGATCCTTTCACATTCGGTGAAAATATTTGGCAGATAGGTCAGGGACTTATACCCGCGGATGAACTTGTCTATATCCATCGCACTAAAAAATTCAGAATCTATAACGCTGGTAACGTAACAGTCGATCCTTGTAACGAGATGCCTCTGAATATCGTATATTCCGGATCATCCACAAATTTTGCGATCAAGAATATAACAACGGATCAAACTGTTTCATACAACGGAACAACGAAATCAACCGACAAGATAAAACTCGAGGGGTTGCGCCATCTGAAAAACGGTATTAGCGTTTACGGAAATACTAATCGAGGATACATTTCGTTGAAACCTGGGTGGAATGACATCGAACTTTCTGGTACATCTGGAAGTTTCGAAATCTCGTTTGATTTCTTCTTTTTCTATAAGTAGGTGAATCAATTGAAAATATTAGCGGTTAAAGATGCAACAGGTGTAATGGAGCCGTTGCCAGGCTTTGTGACAACGCGAACTGACGGTAGTGACGGTGCGCGGTCGTTAAAAGTTACGGGGGTCAAGACTAAGAATAATCAGTCTGGCTATAACCTTGTCAAAAATGAAAATACACTTATTTTTGATAACGAAGAATATATCATCAAAACCCACCGAGAACGAACGTACCGGAAAGGCGTCGGAGTTGAAGTAACGGCCATCCATCGTATCTTCGACGACTTAATGAATAACTATATATACGAAGAAAAGACGGGCACGCTTCGATTGGATGCGATGCTCTCTTTTGCATTAGCGGGAAGTGGGTACACTTTCGAAATAGATACGACAGACTTGCCGATATCTGTCAGGGTAGAAAATTTCGGTTGGAACAATTCGCTTGCTCTTTTTCGTGATATTCTCGAAAAGTTCGGAGCGGAGTTCGACTATAGAGGCAAGAAAATCTACGTTGCTAAAAAATTCGGCATTCAAAGAGATGATTCATTCTTGCGATATAAGTTCAACGTAAAAGATCCGCAAAAAGAGATCGATACCAGTAGTTTTTCGACATATATTCGAGGATATGGGAAGAAGGACGAAAAGGGCAATTATTTGTTCGCTGAATATAAGAGCCCGTTAGCGGAATTCTACGGCATCAAACATGCGGATCCGGTTAAAGACGAACGATACACAGATAAAGAAAGTCTTCTAGCGGCCATGAAAAAGCAGCTAAACGATAGCATGGATATATCCCTCACGTTTACTGCAATTGAACTTAAAAGCATGGGGCTGTCTGATATTAAAAAAGGTGATTATGTATGGTGTGTTATTGAGCCTTTTGATTTGAACGTTCAGCTACGAGCGGTGAGTAGGGAGGATTACTCTGACGAATCCAAATCGCCTACATTTACTTTCGGGTCGATAGCGAAAAAGGCTTCTGACATAATCGCAAGTTTTAATACAACAAAAAAAGCGGTCGACAAAGTTATTGATACTTCAACTGGAAAAATAAAAGACTCTGCAATAAATATGAATGGAATCGCAACCAAGGCGGAACTTCAGTCCCACATAAGTAATACTGTTGTCCATATAACCGCAGAAGAAAGAGCGACATGGAATGCGGCTTCGAATTCCCTGGATAATCTAGATTCGATTACATGGGCAACTCCAATTCTTAAAAATGGCTGGGTGCAGTACCCAGATCAAAGTTGGAATTATCCGATTCAGTACGGAAAAGATTTCGTTGGTACAGTCTACCTTCGAGGCGCCATATCCTCAGGTACAATTGGTAACGCTATACCAGCTTTCACTCTTCCAGTTGGATATAGGCCTCCTTTCCCGTACTTGTTTATCGGAGTTTCGTCAGTGTCTCCAGATGGGATTCCACAGTATTTCCGAGGCGTAGTCACTCCTAGTGGAGATGTGTGCATCGAAAACAGTTCTAGTGCAGAGTTGTCGAACCAATTCATCGGTATTTATACGCAATTTAAAGCTGTATAATAGGCAGTCATGCCAGGGTGAAAATAGCAAAGGAGGAGACAGATGCCGAATTACCCTTATAAAAAAGCAGGCAATGCTTTCGATCGTGATTTTAGAAACAGCTACAATGACAATCTAGTGGATATTGCGGAAGACATTAGTGGATCATACAATGGATTAAAATCTCATATTAAAGGTCAGGCATCCCATACGTCCGATCAAATAAGCCACCTTGACGGGTTAACAGTCTCAGATGAGATTGAGAAAACGAAAAAACGGATCAATAACCTAATTTTAAACGCGGACGGAACAAATATAAAAGAGGTTGTAGACCTCCGAGTGAATAATAAAGGGGAAGTTTTCGATACAGCCAACGATCGATTATTCAATACAGAAAGTAGAATTGATAACCTTTATGGGGAGCAAGTAAAAAGAGATCGAAAGTTCGAGGAGTACCTTAATTATCAAAAAATTATATTCTCTGTTTTGGCCAGGGATAACTCTCTGCCATTCCCACAAGCCATTTCTATAAATCAAGAAGACGATGAGTTGTATATTGCAAGGCAAGAAAACGGTGGTAGTGTTTGTATCATTTCGCGCTATGAACTATCTACATCAGCTCTGAAGGATTCCCAACAATTTACGATCACAAGTTCAACGTATAACGAGGGTATTCCTTGGTTTAAGAACTCAGAAGGGGAATTGTGCTTTCTTGTGAGGCAGCAGTTTGAAAATGAGCTTTCTATCTTTAACTATACCACTGGGGAAATAGAAGAAACGATGGAAGTTCTCGGATCATATAAGACGGGAAATGATATCGATAAAAAATACTTCGTTTCCGGAAACTCAACGAATGAGAGAATGGACCGGATATACATTTATGATTTTCAAAGTATTATCGCAGGAAGTCCTAGATTGCTAATGGAGGTCTCAGTAAACAACCAAGAGATTATGTTTGAAAAGGTACAAGGGATTACTTTCCATGATAATAAAATTGTCTTAGGACAAGGAAAAGATTACCCTGCGATTACCGTCCTTAATCTAGACGGAAGCATTGCTAAGTCGTATTCATTCTCGAAAGAGTCATTCGCTGACTTAATTGAGCAGAACTACGATTTTGACAGAGTCAATTACGCCTTCGAAAATGAGGGTGTTTGTATGTTTAATTATGATGGATACGTTATTCCGGCTCTGATGCAAATAGCGGTTGAAAGAAGCGGTAGGGAACTGGTATTTGTGACGTTAGCTGGAGCGCAAGACGGAAAGCTAATCGAGACTGCTCCGCGACCGCGGCCGAATATCACAGATATAACGTACGATAAAGTCGCATTGCATATGCCGAACAGGAACTTCGTAACTAACGGAGCCTTCGACGTATGGCAGCGTGGAACTAGTTTTACTGATGATGGTGTATTCACTGCTGACAGGTGGCTCGTTAATGCTGTTGGTACCAATGAGAGCGGGATCAATCGGACTGAAAGAGTGAAAAAGCCGATGAGTGCTCCTTTTTCTAATAAGTATGGTTTAAGAATAACGAAATTGAAAAATGTTCCGGATCTCTCGAGAACTGATTTAATACAGCGAATAGAAAATCCGACTCAATTTAGAAGCGGTGAGGAGTACACCTTGGCTTTATGGGCAAGAACCAATAAATCCTCACATAGAATCAAACTCCATCTCGATTTAGCGCACGATGGAAAACACGATAATCTTGCGGTTAGATCTTGCCAAGTGACAAGTCGATTCACATTCTTTGTGTTGAATATAAAGATGCCCGATATGTCCTCATATAAATTTTTGGAAGAAGATTACGTAGAGGTCCAAGTTGATGTTGAAACAGCAGGCAGCTCATCATACGATAGTTTGGCTCCTGGTGAATGGGTAGAATTTTATCTCGTCAAATTAGAAAAAGGAAGATTTGCTACGCCATATGTCGCACGTCCTCTAACTGAAGAAATAGCCGAGTGTCAAAGATATTACCAAGTCCTCAGCACCGGCTCTGTAAAGCAAGTTGATCTTAGGCCGATGATGCGTAAAGCGCCAACAGTTACACAAAGATCTGACGGGAATTACGGGTACGATGCGGAGCTACCTGAAACTCCAACATACTAAAAGAAAGGGAGGTAATACTGTTGGCTATTTATAAAACCGGCTCTTACACGTTTGATATAAACCCGATAACAGAAGGAAATTATAATTCAGCTTTTATATTTTCGACGCAAGATATTAATACGGCAAAGTTGATATTTTATTTACGCAAGGACGGCATCCCTTTGCCCCTATCAGCTGTGACCGGGAAAGTAATCCTCGTTCCGCCAAGCGGCAAGCAAAGAATACGGGACGTCACGATAGTCGATCCGTTGAATGGTGTCGCAGAGTACGTATTGGATGAGGACGAAATCAAAATGTACGGTAAATTCAACTGCCAGCTAATTTTGAAATACACGAACGGCCAATCACTCTCTGCGCATAAATTCGGCTTTGAGGTATCGCAAAGTCTTGTTGACCAGAATATCGCACCTCTTGCGGAATATTACGTCGATGATTTCGAATCGTTAAAGGCGTTAATCATAGCGATGTATGACGAAGAAACAGTAATGCTTGACGAGTTAAAAGCGAAGTTCTCGGACCTCGGACGGATTGAGACGAAAGAGGGCGCGCAGGAAAAGGCAGATGCTGCGGAAGCTCATGCAAAGGCCTATACGGATGCACACGCAGCCAAGACGAACAATCCGCACAAGGTAACAAAAGCTCAAGTCGGCCTGTCCAACGTCGATAACGTCAAGCAAGCATCGAAAACAGAGTTTGATAGCCACGTCAATGACACGAGTAACCCGCACGATGTGACAAAAGCGCAAATTGGTTTATCGAATGTAGATGACGTGCAGCAGGCGAGTAAGATAGAATTTGATGCGCATGACGACGATACTACACGGCATATCACGGCTGATGAGCGCATTGCCTGGAACGCTAAAGAAACAACGAATGGCGCGCAAGAAAAAGCGGATAAGGCACTGGCCGACGCCAAGACGTACGTATCTAACTTTTCGTGGGTTGTTGCGACTATGCAGAACGGGTGGGCTCACTACAACGGTGGCGAAGATGTGGTCTTCGGGATAGACGCGACAAAGACGGTATATGTGCGGGGTGCTGCGAAAGGCGGCGTTACTGGAACGACAGTTTTCACACTTCCGGAAAACATGCGTCCGATTCGCGATATGGGTTGCATCCAAATAGCGTCGGGTACCGCGCAGGTGGCTAGGTTGCTCTTTAGGGCGACTGGTGAAGTAGTAGTTGAGAACGTATCAAGCAATACAAATTATATTCGATTTGATTTTTCATTTAAAGCTCTATAGAGGGGGCGACGATCTGTGAAACTTATCTATAAATACGACAGCAAAATGAATTATGTGCCGTCTGAAAATAAGATCATCAATGACGGAGAGGATATTCCGAAAGGCTACACGGATATCCCTCCGGTTAATCCCGTCGGTGCCGGTATGTATAAACCTGTATTCGATAAAGACAAATCAGAGTGGCGAGAAACGGCCACGCAAGAGTATATCGATAGTCTCCAACCGCCTGATCCCGGACCGTCAGAAATGGAAGTTCTCCGGAAACAAGTGGCGGATTTATACTACTTAATCGCGTTAGGAGGTTCGTAAATGCCAATCGATTGGTACACGTATATTAAAGGGTTCTATGAAGACGGTCTTTGGACGAAAAAGCAAGTGCATGACGTTGTGGCTGCCGGACGGATCACGCCGGAACAATACGAGGAAATTACCGGAGATCCTTACGATCCTGATTCGCCGCCAAACGAAGACGAGAACGTAACTAATAGCGAACAGGAGGCGTAGTCATTGGGCGAGCTGGACGTAATCAAATATTTTTTAACGCAAGGGCCGTTCGCGGTCCTTTTTACGTGGCTGCTAATTTACGTCATGAAATCGAATCGTGAACGTGAATCGCGGCTACAGGATCTACTCGATAAATTCAGCGATAAATACGACGTCATTATCGACAAGCTCGATAGGCTCGAAGAGAAGTTTCGCGGAAGAGAATAACACGCCCGTTCGGTGAGAGTCCGGCGGGCTTTTTATATACGCAAAATTAACGAAAAGGGAGACGATTAAATGGCGATTTCAGTTACGAAAAACCTCGTCGCGTCAAGTAAGTATTCCGTTAAGTGTCCGTATTCAATGGATGCGAAGTATATCACGTTCCACAATACGGCGAACGACGCTTCAGCAGCGAATGAAATTGCGTACATGATCCGCAATAACAACCAAGTATCGTATCACTTTGCGGTAGACGATAAAGAGGTCGTTCAGGGACTTCCGACGAACCGGAACGCCTGGCATTGCGGAGACGGAAACGGACCAGGCAACCGTTCATCTATCGGTGTTGAGGTTTGCTATTCGAAATCAGGCGGCGCTAAGTATAAAGCGGCCGAAAAACTTGCGATTAAATTCATTGCTCAGCTATTAAAAGAGCGCGGCTGGGGCGTTGATCGCGTTAAGAAACATCAGGATTGGAGCGGAAAATACTGCCCGCACCGTGTACTCGATGAGGGACGTTGGGATGCGGTGAAAGCGGCCATCGCTGCGGAATTGAAGGCGCTCGGAGGAAAGTCGTCTAGTTCAGCGTCTAAGCCATCCGGCGCAACTTACACCGTTAAGAAAGGCGACACGCTTTCCGCTATTGCTAAAGCGAACGGAGTAAGCGTGGCGAACCTTCAGAGCTGGAACAACATCAAGGACCCGAATAAAATTTCCGTTGGTCAGGTGCTGAAGCTTAAAGGGGCGTCTTCGCCGGCTGCGGCTCCGAAACCGTCCGGATCATCTAAAAAGACGTTCACGCTACCGGGCGGAGTCCTTAAAGTAACGAGCCCACTGACGAAAGGGACGAAGGTAACGCAAGTTCAGACCGCGCTTGCTTCCGTTTACTTCTACCCGGACAAAGGCGCCAAGAATAACGGAATCGACGGTTATTACGGTCCGAAAACGGCGGACGCGGTCAAACGGTTCCAGTCGATGTATGGATTGAGCCAGGACGGAATTTACGGACCTAATACGAAAGCTAAACTCGCTGCTGCGTTGAAAAAAGCCGGCTATACCGTAAACTAATCGAAAAGGGAGACGATATTATGAACGTAAAGACAATCGAAAATATTAGCGCGGGTACAGTCGCCCGGTTCGTACTACTTGCGCTGGCACTCGTTAACCAGACGCTTACAATGACGGGGCACAGTCCGATTCCGGTCGATGAGGAAGGCGTGCAGCAATTTATTTCGCTCGCGTTCATGGGCGTTACTTCGCTGTGGGCGTACTGGAAAAATAACGACGTGACGAAGAAAGCGCGGACAAAAGGCGAATAGATAGCGGAACTTTTGGCGGGCGCCGATAAGCGACCGCCTTTAATTTAGTCAATGGGGTGCCCATAGTCGTTAGTACATAAATTACTCTGTTTTGAAATGGAAGAGGGGAGGAAATAAATTAATAAGGGGAAAAGTATTGATTTATCCTTGTGCGATAGTTAAAATTAGGTAAACCCTTAGGGTTTAATAACTGGTCTTTTCCCTATACTGATGTAATAGGTTAGTGTAAGGGAGGACATAATATGAACAAAGACGAAAGAAGAAAAAATCAGACAAGAGAAAACGAGAGAAGCGACGAAAAAAGACGAAACAAAAAGATAAGAGAAGACAAAGGGAGGCAAGAGAACATGTTCTCTAACACATTGCCTAAGCGGAGGTCAGTAAAAAAACCTAGATTAACGAAAAATAAATTTGCGAACTTGACTAAGGATGATTGGAAAGAGACAAACGAACAATCAAAAAAAGATCGAGGGATTTCAGGTTTGACTTACCGAGATATTTATGGGAGGTAATTTAGCTTTGTCGGATTTTCGGTCAAAAGAAAGCTGGGGAAATATAGAAAGGGGCACTGAATTTGAAGCGGCATTCATGTTTCCGAGTGATTCAAAAAGACCCCTTTCGTTTTTTATTCCGGAAAAATCGAATCCTCAAAAGGGGAGATTAGTAAATAAAGACGGGGATTTTAGTCCTCGATTAATAGATGGAAGGCTAAGAGCGCAAGTTCAACAAATAGTAGTTTCATTGAAACCTAGAAGAGTTGTGGTAATTTCATCAGATGACATAAACCAAAATGATGAATTTGAGTATATTTTAGTTGCCCCAATTAACACCATAAAAGAACAAGAAAGAAATAAAGATTGGTATTCAATTTTAAAAGACGATGAGCACCCAATCTATACGTATATTCCTAACGAGAAGTTTGAAAGATATGTTGATCTTAGCCAAACTGCTAGCATACATAAGAGTTTATTGTTAAAGAAGTACAATAAAGTAGACCAAGAAAGATGGTGTGTCTTAGAAGAAAATTTATTGCATTGTCTATCTCTAGGGATCTTTGAGGGTGATGCTCCAGGTGATTAATGATTGTAAAGCAGGAAATAACTGCCGAATATTGGGCTAAAGAAATTATTGAAGAGCATATAATGTTGAGGTCAACGCGTTAAATTCCTTAAACCGACCCGTCCTCCGTCTGGTGGGGCGCTTTTTTGTGTGATCGCAAAAAGATTGCCGACATCTTGGCGTAGGCTCTTCGAGTTCGGCGTGAAACGCGAAGAAACGACTAAGTAAGCGGAACTTTTTGCGGACGCCTGCGTATAATTCGTAGGTGCTCGCATACATAAATCAGCTATAATATAAATAACGGAGGTTGATCGAATGGATTTCGTACGTGTAGAAGTACTGAAGAGGCGGATGTCGGTTGGGCGTATAATTCCTCGCGTTCTTTCAGGCCTAATTGGATTGTTCTTGTTGTTGATCAGCATAATATTGTTCGTTACTATTATCGGTATACTGCCAGGAATAGGTTTAGGCGGCATCGGACTCCTCTTCTTAGTCGGAGCATTTACGGGCAGTGAGCAGTTCGAATGCCCTCGTTGCGGATTCAAAAAGAATATTATTCTATACGGAAAACATAACGCAAGCTGTCGAAAATGTAAACAAAACATAGCGATAGACTGGATAAAGGATAAATAAAAACTCTACCCTTATCCGGTAGAGTTTTTTTCTTTCTTTAATATATCTCATTTTCGCCGATTTTATCGGCTGCTACATACACCATTTCATCCTTATGCAGAATACTTCCTTTATACGAAGGTGACCCAAGAACGCTTTCTTTCTCTGTTTCACCATACAATTTAATGTTATAGACATCAGAGCTATGATTTTCTGTGGTGTTGAAATAAAGGTATAGTTCGTCTCTCTCGCTTTGTAGAGAAACTAATTCGCTACCAGACGGAACTACGATTACATCACTGTATTTTTGTTTAATAATAGACATTTTATTCTCTCCTCGCGTTGTTACTTCGAAAGTTGTTTAAACAGGCCTAACCAATTCTTCTTATAACGAGCATAACTAAACCGCTTGTACACATCCAATGAATTTTTCGCGAACTTTTTCTGTTTCTTGCTGTCCAACATTAATTCAATTACTTTTTCCGCAACTTCTTCGTAGTTATTGTATTCTGTTAGGTATCCGTCTTTTCCGTCTCTGATAAGTGTTTCCGGTCCGTACTTCGTCCGGTAACTAACTACTGGCGTTTGGTTGGCTAGACTCTCCATGATCACTAGACAAAAGCCTTCAAAACGGGACGTCATAATAGACAATCCATGTTTTTGGATTTCTCTATTAACGTTATGGGTGAACCCGTGAATATAAACATTGTTTTCGAGTTTTAACTCCTTTATTAACGCTTGTAAATTTTCTTTCTCTTTTCCATAACCAAAGATGTGATACTCGGCTTCTTTAATAGTATCGACTACAATACGGAAAGCTCGAATTCCGTCCGCGATATTTTTGCTGTCCTCCAAGCGAGCTAGTGTTATGGCTGATTTAGGATTTCGCTCAATTGATTCATCTAGTATTTCATCTTTGTCCAATGTGACCGCATGAGGAACTACAACAAATCGTTTATCCTTACCGTAGTCTTCCTCGACATCCCTTTTTTGTTCTTCAGTTAAGAAAACAATCGCATCGAATTCATCCCTGTGATCAAATATCTCTTTATACACGCGCCTATATGGAGATCCTTTAACGTGTGGCTTATCAAGATGCGTATTATGCAAGGTTACGATTTTATAACAATCGTTGCTCACCTTACGGAAAACATCTAGTAATCCCAATTCATCAAGCATTAAAAACGGATTCGTGTAATCTTTTAGAACAGACTCAACCCAATAGACGTGCGCATCAGTTATATGATTAAATGCTTTGTTAATTCCAGCGTGAATAACACACTTCGTTCTCTTCCCTGAAGAATTTACCCAAACAGATAAATAACATTCCTCATTAATATCATAATATTTTTCAAACGCAGGTTTGTTGTTCTGAAGGTTGTATCTAATCTCACGTCTCTTTCTGCCGTTAAGATCATACTCAACTCTATGGGTACGTTGGAGATTAAGGTCACGATAATCAATGAACTTAAGTCTCATTTCTTCGTCGAATAGTTTGTACTTTACATAGTTCCCGTCCTTATCATAGTACCTGTAGCCATTTGTATTAGGGCGTTCATCTATATAGTGAGAAAGCCCATCCTCGACCAACCCAAGCTCAGGAGATTTATCCTTATTAGAGATGCGCTCAGGTAAGTTGTAGAAGTGCTCGTGAAAATTGTATACCTTGATATTCTCCGCGAGTCTCCCTCTTTCTTTCATTCTAGAGATAATGTGTTCGTGGTTATTTTGAAAATTAAGAGTTAGAAACGAGACTTCTCCCCGCTCTGTAGCAACCATATTAGCACGTCTTTCGGTTGCGAGAGCCATTCCGGATCTAACTTCGTCTAAGAAATCAATAAGTATAAAATTATGATTCATGAAATTCTCCTTAGTAATTTATTACTATTAGTATACATTAAATTCGAATGCAAGTGTTACTGTTTACCTGTCCTTTTCTATTTCGATAATTTCCCGAACATCATCAATCTCAAACGTATTTACAATTCGTTCTAAGTGGTCGATTGAAACGCGGACAACATGGTTTCGAGAAAGTTGCGAAATTGCGGCTGGTCTGATCCCGACCTTTTCGGCGAATTCACCCTGATTTAGTCCGTAGCGATCCATTAGCTTATCGATTCGTAGAACTACTCGTCTCATCGTTCTGCCTCCAATCGTTTTATTTAATTATAATGCACGAAAGTGTTTTCGTAAATACGTAAAAAAGAAATTTACGCAAAAACGAAAATAATCGTTGACTAGTATTACGCATAAACGTAAAATACGTATTAACAAACGATACGTAAAGGCGGAATCATTATGCATTATTTAGCGGAACACCAAACGTTCGACTCGACGGCCGAACTCAACGCGGCTGTCTACGAACACATCAAGCGCAATACATACGAATTAAACGACACCGACCGGTTCACGCTGAAGACGATCGCTCGCTATGCGGTCAAATTTGCCGGAGCTGCGCATCTCAAAGCGGAGACACTTGCGGACCTGATCGGAAAGTCCGTCAAGACTGCGCGTCGTGCCGTCAACAAACTCGCATCACTTTCGATCATCCAGAAGATCGCAACAACTCGGAAAATAAACGGCGGCCACGGCGCCAATATCATCGTCATTCTCCCGGTCGGAAGAAGAGTCGAGGACACGCAACTGTCCGAAGATGACCAGTCGACAATGACCACGCGTGGGGATGCCGAAAAGCCAACGGAGCCAACGGATGAAGCGCCTAAAATTACGAATGAACCATCGGATTCTATAAATCTTTCAAAAAATCACGTAATAGATACGGTGCCGGCCTGCGGTCTTAAAAATGCGTTACCAAGCGAAATCTACTCCGCAATGGCGCGCTACTTCGAAGCAGACGAAATTTATAAATACTACGGAATCTTATTGCGGGCTAAGGCAAGCGTAGATCCGACACTGATACTCGAAGAACATCCGCAGCCATTCGTTGAAGCGTGGCATGCAGCGATTCTCAAACGAAAACAGCGGAAAATTAGACGCTTTGACGACTACCTATACGCTAGCTTCCGACAAGCCGCATGGACAGTAAAAGCCCGTGAAAATCGCGTTAAAAACGTTGGGCTATTGGCGGAGTTCGAAACGTTCCTCCAAGCGGAATAGATTGCGTAAGAACATTTGTTCGTGTTATACTTTCGTCATAGATAACGAATAGGACCGAAGGAGGAACCACGAATGACATTACGCGATAGAGGGACGATGAAATGGACGTCTATATTCTTGCCGGAGCACATTTCACAGCTTAGGCGCCTTAAATCCGAAATCGATCACGCATATGAGCGGAAGCCGTCGATTGATCCGGAGCAGTGGTCGGACTTTGAATCGAAAATACAATACGCATACAGGACCGGCCAGGATTGTGAGATCCGTTACTGGCGGAATTGGGTGACGGAAAGGGTGAGCGGCGTGATTGAATCCGTGGATCCGGTCGGAGGGACATTGCGGATTGACGGCGTTGACATACCGTTCAGGGAGATCGTGTGGGTTGCGTTGGAGGACGTGTGATCTCGTCACAATTTACGACAAACACATCAGTGCGCACGATTTTTATTTTGCGAAACTTAAAACGTAGCTACTAATGGAGGAAAAACGTTAATATTGCACGGATTTAATATTTCGCAAAAAATTTGGTCGTGCGTATTGACACCTACGGAATACCGTGATATATTAGTATTCGTCGGTGACGATCCGGATGCGTACGATTGACATAGCGCTTAATATGACGCGCGATAATCGTATATCAAACGAATCATACGCACATACACCGAATCTTACGAAACGGTATAGGGTCAGATCGCCCAACACACATGCCGGTGTGGCGGAATTGGCAGACGCGCACGACTCAAAATCGTGTTCCTTCGGGAGTGTCGGTTCGACCCCGACCACCGGTATCACTAAACATCGTATTGCCAAACGATGAAAGAGCGTTCCTACAAAAGGAGCGCTCTTTTTATTTATTCCTTATCTTGGAACGAAGCCGTAAGAATTTTTTCTTAAGGACTGCGAGCTCCGGAAGCTACGGGAACATACCGTGAGATTTATCGAAATGAGCTTAATACGGTGCAGAAACTTTTACAAAAGCAAAAATATATCTGATGATTTATTATCTATTTATAGGGCGAAAAGTAAATTATTGATACAAACTTCTTTGCAAAGATTGGTAACTTTCTGTAAAATGTTCTCATAGCGATAGAGGCAGTAAAGTGTGGGAGGTTTGACAATGAAAGCAGCAGCCTCTGTGAACGTAGCCAATCTCATCAATCAGTGGTATGTTCACATAAAAAAGAGAGATGTTTCAAATGCCGTAGAACTTAGGGACAGAATAAAAGGCCTTTTAAACGTAATGGAAGAAGATCAGGATGTTTTGCTTTACTTTAATCTACTTGATTACAGGTTCAGAGTATTAATGGAAGACGTCGCGGGGGAGCCGCAGCTTCCGCCTATTGCTGAAGATAAGGCGAAGACAGACGGTTTGTTACGATACTATTACTTTCTCTTTAAAGGAATGTATGAAAGTGCGAGGAGCAACTACTCTAAAGCGCTTAATTGTTTTAGAGTTGCCGAGCGGCAGCTCGATAATGTCGAAGATGAAATCGAAAAGGCCGAGTTTCATTATAAGCTTGGAAATCTCTATTATTTTACGAAAACAACTCTACTTTCTTTTCATCATCTTTCAATCGCGAAGAGCATTTATAGGGCTTATGAAGAATATAAGACACAGTCGATAAACTGTACGGTGCTGCTCGCACTCAATTATATAGACGACGGACGTTTAACAAGAGCTGAAAATATGCTTAAGAGTTGCGCAGAAAGACTGATCAAGATGGGCGATAATCATCTGCTGGCGGCTGTCTACTATGATCTCGGCTTTTTAAAAATTCAAGAGGATAAACATGAAGAAGCACTCGAGTATTTCGACCTCTCATTTAAAACGGATGATATCGAAAAAAATGCGCCTATTATGTACATGCAGTGCATATACGAGTCAGCTAGGTCAACTTATAAGATAGGTGAGGTTGATAAGGCGCTTAAGTGGGTTCATCTTGGTTTTGAGTTTGCTCAGAAAACGGATAATATCAACTTTTCGCTCAAATTCTCGATTCTAAATATATGCTATAGCGCTCCCATCGAGGGTGTACCGCAAGTAAAAGAGTTTATCGAAATGCTCGAGGAGAGAGAGGCTTACGTAGACATTGAGGCGCTTGCTGAGGATGTGGCCAACGTCTACAGCTCATTAAATAATTACAAATATTCCACATAATTCTTGGAAAAAGCAATAAAATCAAGTAAACTAACAGGAAAGGAGGTTCTTTAAATGAAAAAACTTATTGTAACTGCTTTCCTTACTGCATCGCTTGGACTCGTTTTAACCAGCGCAGCAGACTTCCTCGCAGAAAGTATCCAAACAGCAGACTCAGTAACATTACTTGCCTCAAGAGGAGCGGGCTCATAAAACAAAAATACAACAGTAAGAGGGCGGCTATTACAGCCGTCTTTTTTATGATTTCAGTTTTCTTGGTAACTTGAATGCTATACTATAGTTATATCTAAAATGCGAAGTTAACGCTATGCTAGACCGTAATGGCTTATTATATCGAATATACCGCGGGCTAGGGCTTTCCGATAGAATCGGCACGACTCAAATTCGTGTTCCTTCGAGAGTGTCGGTTGACCCCGACCACCGGAATCCTTAGCTCTTTTTAAAGAATTGGATAGAAAACGTTATGATTTGAAATGGTTTTGCACATTCTTTACACATACACATCCTCAACTTCTTCAGGCTTTTCAACTTCCTCAACAGCCTATCTTCAAAAATGTTTACTGTCTCAGTTTCATCTCTTTCCCGAAGCTCTTTAATTAAGTGAGCATATGTATTTGACGTGGTTTCTATATCAGCATGTCCTAATTTCACTTACATAATAAATTGACACCTTTCTATAAAGCTGCACGCTTGTGAGTGTGCCTTAATCCATGAATTGTAGTCGGTTGAAATACTCAATTTCGCTAGTACGCCATTCTATATTCGGGATTCAAACGGTGAAATTGGTATCGCGCGCCGGCAATGTACAAGTGAATATAAAATACAGCCTGTAAACAGGGAAATTCGCTTGTTGCTTGGCTACAAGCTAAGGCAGCTCATAAAAGAAGTAGTACATCTTTGTAAAGGGATCAGCACTGACGAGACTCAAAGAGTTAAGCCGAGTCGGGAATGCTGGCAGATAGCTGAGCATCCACTGGTTGATGTGGCTTTCATAGATCGATCGCGCTACATCACTTATGTTGAACGCGAGGGGTTTATAACACATGCAAAATCTAATTGTATCGGCTGTCCTTTCCATGTTTTCAATACATGGCAAAATATGAATATAAAAGATCCAGTTTCATGGAATGACGCGGTGGAAATAGATTGACTCATCAGGCGGCTCCCGCACTTTAAAAATAATGCTTTTCTTCATAAGTCCGGGAAGACGGTGGAGGAAGTTGATTTCAACGAGAATTAGCTCAACATTGATCACTTTTTGAATGAATTTGAGGGGATGTTGGTGTTGATCGAATACAGCTGACGTGAGTAAAAAGGCCTGCTGTTCCAACTATGGGTGCAGCAAGGGGCATTGAGGAGGATATCATATCTTGATAAAATTAGTAGGATAAAGAAAAAGAAGGTGTTAATAAGTGAATCTTTTGGAAATCTTTAATGAATTATTGAGTTCTTTTGGAGTTCCGACCGTTGTTATTTTTTTATTTTATTTATAATAACAGCTTTTAGAGTATTCCAGCCGATACTTTGTTTTCTTCAGTTGTTTTTGAACAAAAGCTTTTTTCAAAGGAAAGAATGTTCATTGTCAGAGCATGTATGTATGTGGTTTATACGTTTGCTTGGATGGTCATTTTTGTATCTTTAGGTGAGACATTAAAAAAAAGTTTAATTTGGATTATAACGAAAATTTGTCTGTACGGCTGAAATATTAATTGCAGTAAACGTCTTTGTTCTTTTAACTTTGAATCTAGTAAAAAAACCAGAGCATACTTTATTTAAAATAAAGTCTAATAGATACTTCAAATTTTTCATGACTTGTTCATATTTGATTTTTTTATTCATTTTTTATACTGAGATATATTTGTTGCTTTCTTTTTCTCAGTTTAATGATGTTAAATCTTTAACTGTTGGGATAGTAATGTATTTTATTGCTTGTGCTCAGTGCCTATCTTTTCAACAATTGTATTAAATACGGTTGACTAGTCAACTAAGAAAAATGTATTCATAGAGGATGAAAATAATCAAGTTTGGTATATATTGCATCCAATCAATAAGGAAGTCATTTTATTGGGAAACGAATCTGAGCCTACGCTGTGTAATGAAATTAGAGGAACTATATAAAGTACCCATTAAGATTGAGAAAATTAATAATTAAGTCCAAGATGGAATGCCTGCGGACACTGAACTTACAGCTTTTACGCTGTTTGTTTGGTGTCCGTTTTTTATTTGTCATGCATGTGGTTTTAGTGAAAGGAGAAGAAGACATGAAACCCAATAAAAGAAAACCACCTTGAAAAAACGCAGGAGCACTCTGAGCGCTTTTGGCGAGAGATTACGGACAAAAACAAGCAAATTCTTAAAAGAGGCAAAGGCGGCGCTTAATTACAGAGTGGTTCTTCTGCAAGTACCAGATGATCTTCTGCCGAAAGTCACGGCGGGCTTTAACCATTTCCTCGCGCTGCTAGCTCGTGATTCCTAAAAAGGATGACGACAAGCCGAAATCAAAAGAGGAAGAGCGGTTCGGGGGCCGGATGTAATGCAAGAGGTCACCTCTGAAATTCTGATTGAGCGTTATGGGCTTAGCGAAAAAATACTTTCCGGTGAGATAAAGGCTTGTCAAAAGCATAAATGGGCTGTGCAGCGATTTTTTAAAGATGTCGAGGTGTTAGCGGACCCGGATTGCCCCTATTATTTTGATGCTGAAGCGGTGCTGGATTTTTACGAATGGGCGCGGCAGGTTCAGACATGTTGAGGGGATGCATCGGGTATTTATTGCCGGATGCTCACGGGAGCAGACAGACGAATTTTACCAGGCAATTTTTGAACAGGTATTGCGAAATATCTCGGCCTTTGTGGTGGATCAAGCAACCGGCAACATCGGCCCCGAAAAAGAAAGCACGAAAAAGCAGGAGCAAAAAAGTACCCATTCCGCCCGGAATTTACAAAAGCCTAATTATGAAGGGAACGGCCGTCCGACAGATTCAGGAGGCTTTAGCTGCCCTCTATTTCTATCCGGACAAAGGCGCTAAAAATAACGGCATTGATGTCTATTACGGAACGAAGACAAAGGCGCAGCTCGAGTCGCTATTGGTTTAATACAAAAAGGCCCTCTTTCAAGAGGGCCTAGATTTTATAAATTCCAACGTGTCAATTGTTATTCATCACTGTCTAATTCCCATATTGTGTTACCGTCTACTAAGATCTTATTCGGTGTATCTTCATAAAGAGAAATTTCAACTAGGGAGTTTTTCTCTTCCAATAGCCAATTATATAGACTATCTTCTTCATTATTAACGGGAGGAGATAAAACCTTATTTACTTGAAAAGCCGTTGCGTAATATTCTTTATAATTGATATCATCATCCTGCAGACCGTTGTCTGTTTCGAAAAATGTATCAGTTTTACCAATTACTCTTAATCCATTTTCCCATTCTAATATAAGTTCTCTATCTTTGTATTTTAATAATGTTTTGAATAAAGAATCAGGTTCCATGTATATCCTCTTTTCCTATATTTATTTAAGACGGTTGTGAAGGTACTATATGAGCGCCGTTTTTTCCATAATGTATCATGCCTCTTGTAGTCTCTTCATATTTACGGGTCTCTGTATTATAGTATTTTCCTATTACTTGACCAAAATCCACTCTTTCTTTGTTTCCTTTTTTTAACATATCTCCTGTGCCAGCATATTTATCAAGCAACTCTTGCGCTTTTTTATTATCCCCGTAGAAGATACTCTTGGTTCTGCCATTTGCAACTTCTTGTTTATAATTTGGTGTTCCTGGAATATGTTTTTCTTGAGCTCCTGGTTTAACTTTTGCAGGGAAACCATTTACTTCACGGTACGGACCTTTTGGTACGGATTGTTTGCCATAGGAAGGTGTTTTATCTACCTTCGCAACTTTCTTTCCCGCCTCTTCACCTTTAAATAACTTAAATCCTTTTTTCCCGTACTTTAGCAACCGACCAACAGGTGTTAAAGAAGTTCCGGACGCAGCACGCTCGACATTAGAGACTTTTTCACCTGTGTCCGGATCTCTGCCTGTTATGACCCGAACCGCATCATTACCGCCCGCTATTTCTTTTGCAACAAAATCCCCTATATCATTTACTGGTTCTAAAGGAGTTCCTTCAAAATCTCGCTTAAGATTCCCTTGGCTTCGACTTTTTGGAATACGTTTAACAGCTTCCATCTCTACTTTACCGTTTACAATGTACTCTCTTACGATTTGACCATTTTCATATACATGGTAACGCCCACCGATATATTTAATGTCTGCCGGATTTTGAACCACTTCATCGGCGACATCAACTGTTTTGACCCTTTTCCATCCTTTATGATTATATAGTTTACCATCAATGACCCGAATATCTCCATAAACCTTCGGATATTTTTCTGCTTCGTTTTGCAACGCATTCAAATCAAAATCGTTCGCATAAACGTCTTGATTGATATTTTCTTTATTGTCTTCCCTAATCACCGTATCCACATTAGATCGTTTATTTTTGTTGAGCTTTTCAAGCATCATCTCCATCGGAGACGGTTCGACATTCTCCAGTTGGCCCTGAAGTCCGCCAGGTAGTCCGTTTATTGTAGAGTTATCATCCGACTTTAAAATCGCGCCTTTTTGATAACTGGTGATTTCTATTTTGGGACCGGTATACATTTTTTCGAGCCTTGCGATGTATCTCTGCATCGTCTCAAGGTCGTTTTCAGCCGTCTTCAGGGCGTTGGTTTGCCCGCGGTCAAACGCATGGAGCTTTTCAAGAGTCGTGCTGATTTCCTTTAACGCTTTCTGATTTTGTTCATGAAAACCGCTGTCATTCAAATCCGGTAAATCGACAATATGGCTGACTTTTGCGATCGTGGCGTTGGTTTTAGAAACCAAATGTTTCGTTGTGCGATCAGCGGCATTCAAGCCATTCTCCAACTCATGCCCGAGAAAGGACTGTGAAATAAATCCGTTATGGTTTGGTTCCAGGGAATTCAGCGCGCTTTTCATTTTCTTCAGCGCGGAACTGTATTCCTCTATGAAAGTATCATAGAACTGTAGAAAAGGGGTGTGGCATTCCTCGTAAAAGGCGCGGATCGCGTCGCCGCCTTTTCCCTTTAAAGCATCATCAAGTGATGTGATGCCCTCAACAGCCTTTTTGACTTTGGCGATTTCGTCTGACTGCTGTTTTAATTGTTCCAGCGTTTGATCTATTGCATTGTGCAGCGCCTGAACATCAAGAGTCTTCATGGCATTCTCCTCTAATCCTTTTGGTTACAATCAGTATAGAGTTTACCACTATACGGAAACCAATTGGGGAATAAATCCTGTTCATCCATGAAAATGAATCTTATTGATCAGGTCTATAAACCTAAATACTATTGTTTTTGAGAATAAACCGATCTTGATTTTTTAGAAGCTTTAATAGCTTAAAAGATCTTAATTGGTTTTCGAGGATGGAAAACCATGATATAATTACCAGTAAAGCATTTTTCAAGATCCAGGAGGTCCGCCCTTGTTTAATATATATTGTGATGAGAGTTGCCATTTAGAAAAGGATAATAGTGATGTAATGGTATTAGGAGAAATGAAAGTTGATGCTCGTTTTCTTCCTGATATCTATAATCGCATTCGTCAAATTAAAGTTAATCATGGTTTAAGCTCTTGGTTTGAAGTAAAGTGGACAAAAGTTTCAATGAGTAAAATAGACTTTTATTTAGATTTAATTGATTATTTTTTTGATACTGCAGCTTTAAGTTTTAGAAGTGTTGTAGCTACAGGAAAAAAAGAAGTTAGACCACAATACATATAA